GGTGGGATAACCACCCCGCCCCCATTGTTGTGCTACGCTACTCATAGTGTCCTCAAGGCAGCGGACACACCAACCGAGGAAGGACCCATGAAAACCAGACCCTACGCCCCGTACGCACCCCACGACCCCGCAGACACCGAAGAACTCCCGCGCTGCGAGACCACCGAGGAATTCCCCCGCATCATCTTCCCCACCGAACCCACCGACATCACCATCACCCTCCCCCGCTTCACCAACACCACCACCCCGCACATCGGACGCGTCATCGTCCTAGTCCCAGCCCGCAACGAAGGGGACTGCATCGCCGCCACCGTCAACGCCGTCTACGCCCAGCAGCACGCACCCGACCGCGTCATCGTCGTCATCAACAACGCCACCGACGACGGGGAAACCGAACGCGAAGCCAAAGCCGCCGGAGCGGAAGTCATCGACGCCGGAACCTGCAAGCACCACAAGGCCCAAGCCCTCAACCACGCCCTGGCCCAGATCCTGCCCGGCCTGACCGACGACGACTACGTCCTAATCCAGGACGCCGACACCCAACTCAACGACACGTTCATCGGCGACGCCCTAGCAGCCTGCGGACGCCGCGTAGGCGGCGTCTGCGCCCGCTACGACACCCACACCCCCCAAGGGCTGCTCCAATGGCTCCAGGCCAACGAGTTCACCCGCTCCCGGCGCAAGACCACCCGCGACAAGAGCCAGGCCCGCATCCTCGTGGGCATCGCCGCGCTCTTTAGCGTCCGGGTCATCCGCGACGTCATCCAAGCACGCAGCGACGGCACCCTGCCCGGCTCCCCCACCTTCTACAACGAAGGCTCCTCCTGTGAGGACTACCGGCTCACGCTGGACCTCAAGGCCCTGGGCTACAAGCTGGTGTGCCCGGCCGCGTGCCGCCCGCGCACCCACGCCATGCCCACCTTCAAGAAGCTGTGGGGCCAGCGGGTGCGCTGGACCAGGGGCGCCCTGGACGACCTGCGGGAGCTGGGTTACAACAAGGTCACCCGCCGGTACTTCTGGGCGCAGTGGGCGCGGCTGTTCGCGCTGCTGTCCCCGCTGATCTACATCTCCTACCTGATCTCCCTGGAGGTGCAGTACCACACGATCGTGTGGCAGCTGTTCTGGCTGTGGGTCAACGCCCTGACCATCACTGAGCGGCTGATCACCGTGCGCAAGGGCGGCTGGAAGGCGATGCTGCTGGCCGCGCTGATCCTGCCGGAGCTGGCGTACGACTGGTACCTGGCCGCCGCGTACTTCACCGGAATCTACAAGCACCTGCGGTCCAAGCCCGCAGAGTGGAAGGAAACCTGACATGCCGCAGATCCTCACCAACCTCGGTACCGTCCCCGGCCAGCTGGGCGCCGCCGTCCTGGCCATCACCATCGTCTACTCGGTACCCAACCTCAAGATCACCCTGCACGAACTGTTCACCCTGCGACGCAACAGGAAGGAATCATGAACCGCCGCATCATCCCCGCCGCCCTCGCAGCCTTGGCGCTGGCCGCCGCTTTAACGGGCTGCTCCTCACTGCACACCCCCGCCCAGGCCGCACCGCTGCCGCCGGGCACCACCGAGACCGCGCCCGCCCCGCGCCCGGTGCCGGTCTCCGTCCACCCCGTCGCTGACATCCCGGTCCTCGCCTGGCACCAGGTCATCGGCGGCGTCGCCACCACAGCGGCGGAAGACCAGATCTGGGACTACAACAAGGACTGCGCCCCCACCGCCCCGGTCTGCAACGCGCCGGGCAACCCGGAGACCGTCTCCCTGACGCAGCTGGGCAGTCAGCTGACGTGGCTGGCCAGCCAGGGCTACTCCTCGGTCACCGCCGCGCAGTACCAGGCGTGGGCCGCGCACCAGCCGGTGGCGCTGCCGCAGCGCCCGATCCTGCTGACGACTGATGACAGCACGATCAACGAGGCTGCCGGGGTCACCCGGCTGCTCCAGCAGCACGGCTTTAGCATGGTGATGTTCGTCGTCACGCAGTTCGCGGACGGAGCGTCCGCGAACCAGGAGCCGTACGCCGGGTGGAACTTCACCTGGTCACAGTTGGGGCAGCTTCCCGCCGCGCAGTGGTCGTTCGCGTTCCACGCCGGGGCGGCAGGTCACAACGTTGCCTACCCCAACAACCCCGGCTCCACCTACTACTACCCGACGCAGCTGCCCACGGAGTCCGCCGCGCAGTATGAGCAGCGGGTGAGCACGGAGATCATCCAGGGCCGCGCTGAGCTCAGCAAGCAGCTGGGGGCCCGCGTAAACACCGCCATGTGGGCGGTACCGTGGAATGACCTGGCACAGCCGGACCACCCCACCTCAGGGGCCACCCCGGCGGCGTGGCTGCCCGGATGGGCGGCCACCCAGTTCCCGATCATTTTCCTGCAAGACCCGCCGCGCAACGGCGTACTGCACGAGCGCTACCGGCTCGAAGTCGAAGGGACCTGGAGCCTGGCCACGTTCCAGAACAACTTCCTGGGCAACGTGCGAAACGGGTTCTTCAACCTGGCGGCTTAGTGCCAGCGCACCGATACCAGCGCCGTAGCATACTGAAACTCGCCCTACTCGCCTTAGCCGGTACCCCGGCCCTAGGCAGTGATACCGAGAGGAACGCCCCTATGCCCAGGCACGGCCACCACCACCGTCACCACCCCACCCCGCCGCCGACTCCCACTCCGACGCCTGTCCCGACGCCCACGCCGCCGTCCCCGCCTACCCCGGTGCCCGCGCCGTCTCCGGTCACCACGCTGGTGCCGCCGACTCCGGCTCCGGCTGCCGGGTTCACGTTCGCGGAGGAGTTCACCGGCGCCGCCGGTACCTACCCCTCGGCTAAGAACTGGGCGCCGCAGACCGGGCAGGGGATCTGGGGTACCGGGGAGGTGGAGATGATGACCAGCGACCCGGCGAACGCGTATGTGAACGGTGCGGGACAGCTGGTGATCGCCTGCACCAGCGACGGGCAGGGCGGGTTCAACTCCGCGCGGCTCCAGTCCACGCACTCCCAGATGTACGGCACGTGGGAGATTTGCGCGAAGATCAACCCGGTTGCGGGCGGCTGGCCCGCTATCTGGTTCATGGGCAACAACGGTCAGTGGCCGCACAACGGCGAGGCCGACCTGGTGGAGAACTACGGGCCCACCAGCAACGGCGGGCAGTCCCAGTCCACGGTGCATTCCTCCGGCACCAACGGCAACCCGTCCAAGGATGTGAACTTCCCGGGCGATGACAAGTGGCACATCTACAAGATGGTGTGGACCCAGGGAAAGATCGAGTTCTTCGTGGACGGTAAGGCGACGCTCACGGTGACCTCTGCGGAGTTCCCGGCTGGGCAGTGGCCGTTCGACAACAACGGCGGGATGTACTGCATCCTGAACGTGGCTGCGGGCGGTGAGGGCACGAACTATGTCAACCCGCTGGCGGATGCGCTGCCGGTGTTGATGGAAGTGGACTACGTGCACGCCTGGGCGTAGCAGGCCGGGGGCCCGCCAATCCCGGGCGGGCCCCCCTTTCCCACCCCGCGCACTGTGCTACATGACTTATGGGAAGGAGAAGACGTGCAAGAACTGATCAAAGCCGCAGCGAAGGTGCTGGAGGCCGCCGGGTTCCACCCCGCCGAGTACGACAGGCATGGCAGGAAGGTCACCCGCCTGGGGTTTGTGATCGAGGAGACCGAGGAGCCCGGGACGCTGTACATCGCCAGAGACCAGTACGCGTCGCTTCCGGCCCGCGCGGAGGTGCGCCAGCAGATGGCAAAGGCGTATGCGCGGGAGCTGGATGCGGCGGGGTGGCGTACGCAGGTGCGGTCCCAGTTTCTGTTGGCGAGGCGTCCTTGACGTGGGGAGTTGTGGTCCACCGCCCGGCTATGCTACGCTACTCTTGTAGCGCGAAGGACGCGCCACCGGACCAGGAGGCAACCACCATGAACATCAACTGCGGACACTGCCACAACACCCACCCCTCCGTCGCCGACGTTCGCACCTGCTCCACCTCCCGCAAGGCCCCGCACCCCAGCAGTACCCGCCGCCCGGCCCGCCGTCAGCCCACGCTGACCTACCCGAACAACCCGTTCTTCCAGGCCCACCTGGACGCGGAGCTGGCCTACTCGGTCGGCGGCGACTCAACACTGACCCGACGCCAGGCGACGGCACGAGTGATCAACGAGTTCCTGAACAGCGGCCACCCGGACAAGGCGATGGAGTGCGGCAACTGCCGCACCGACGGCGCCTGGTGGCGCCCGACGGTCGGCGCGGTGATGTGCATCAACTGCCGCTCCGTGCGCGTCGGACGGTACGACAAGGAGACCGGCAACGTCACCATCAGCTGGACCAAGGGCAGCTAAGCCAGGACTCACGGTAGGGGCCCCCGCAAGGGGGCCCGCCGGGTTCGACCCCCGGCAGTCTACGAAGCCCGCACCCAGCGGGCCCCAGGAAAGGGGAGAACACCATCATGCACCTGCCGCTGCACGTGATCCTGCTGGAGTTCTTCTCCGCCTACGCCACCTACGTAGCCACCCACCTAGCCGCCCGGCCTGCCGTGCGGCGGGCTGAGGCATGGTGGGACGAACGCCACGAAAGGAGAACCCATGCCCGAACCGCAACAGATCCGCGACGCCATCAACGCCGGGGCCCGCAGCACCCGGGACCTAGCACAGGCCTGCAATGTCTCCCCCTCAGCGATCAACAAGACCCTGAACCAGATGCCCGACGGGGACCAGATGCGCGCACGCCTGACCGCGCCCATCAACAGGAGCACCAGGCCGCTCATCGAGTACGGAGGGGAAATCAAAACCCCCGCCGCGTGGGCGCGCGATGAACGGGTGACCGTGTCCGGCACACTCATCAGCCAGCGCCTGAACTACGGCTGGCCGGTTGAAGACGCCCTGTTCCGCCCCGTCCAGTACGGGCGCGGCCAGGTCAGCACGCCGCTCACCGCCCTGGACATCGCAGCGATCCGCGTGTACGCCGAGCACTACACGCAGGACCCGCCGCCGCACGGCCTTGCGCAGCTCACTGCGGACCTGCTGCGCGGCGGCGCGTCCGTCTCAGCCATCGCCCGCGTCGCTGACCACCAGCAGTCCTACACTGTGCAGCTGTGGGCTTCCCACGCCGGGTACATTGCCCCGTACCTCCTGGACCAGCACCAGAAGATCCGCGACGCCATCAAGGCGGGCGCCGCCACCATGAAAGACGTCGCCGACGCCTTCGGCACAGGCAGGGAACGTATCCGGCAGCTGATGCTGTCTATGCCTGACCGCGACGAACTCGTCAAGGTGCTGCACACGAACGTGTCCGGGGTCCCGTCCCAGCGCAGGCGCGGCGCACGCACCCTGACGGACAAGGAACTCGCAAAGCTCCTGCACCTCCAGGAAGCTGCCAATGAGCCGCGTGAAGGCGCGTCAAAGGACGTCAACCGCGCCGTGGAGCAGCGCGACACCTACGCGCGGGCGCTGCGTGACGCGGGGGTAGCCGCACAGAACATCGCGGACGCCTGCGAGGTGACGCTGGCCACGGTGCACCGGTGGACCAGCCCGTCCAAGCAGTACCGGCGGGCCCTGCGCAACAAGCGCGGCTCCAAGAGGCGCTAAGGAACCCGGGAAACACAAAAGGAGCCCCATGAGCCCTGAGGCTCATGGGGCTTTCCCCTACTCCCGGGTAGATCCTAGCCTGCGATACCCAGGGCGGCGTCCGTGTGCGCGCCGACGATGCCGTCTGCTAGTAGGCCGTGGCTCTGCTGGAACGCCACCACCGCCCCGGCGGTGAGTACTCCGGCTTCCCCGTCTACTTGCAGATGCGCGCCGTGCGCGTTCAAGGCGTTCTGCACGGTCTTGGTGCGGGCGGTCAGCGCACCCCAGGTCAGGGGGCCGACTTGACCATCAATGTGGAGGCCGCTGTCAAGCTGGAACGCGCGCACCGCCGCGAGGGTGTCGCCGCCGAAGTTTCCGTCCACACCCTTGGGGTCCTGTCCGGCCAGCATGAGGGACCGCTGTAGCACCACCACCCACGGCCCTGTGGCGCCCTGTACCACGCTGGGGCGGCCCGGAGCGGGCGTGGGGCCCGGCCCGGCGCCGGAGGGCGCCCACTGCCCGTACAGGGCCGTCATGGCCTCATCCAGGTCCACGCTGACACCGCCGAGCTCCTGATCGTTGAGCGACTGCCGGAGCACCGCCCGCGCATCCCACACCCCGCCGGACCACGCGTAGGTCTGCCAACCCCAACCAAACCCGGCGTCCAACGCGGTGCGCACCGACTCCAAGCCGCCGTACACCCCGACACGAGCCTTGGAGCCCTCCGCGTCAGCCACACCGTGCAAGTAGTCCAACACGGTGCTGGTCTGGCCGGGGGTCTGCGGGAAATCCACCGCATAGTAGATAGGCAACCCCGCCGGGAACCCCAGGCCGTTAGCCTGCGCCCGCGCCGCCGCACCATCACTCATGCCCTGGTTGTAACCGCCCAGCGCCTCAGTGCCAGAGGTTTCCCACACCAGCACGATAGAGATCCCGGCGGCGTGCAACGCGTCCCGCTCAGACGGTGAGAGGTTCTTGGACGGGTCAGTAGACAGGTACCGCACCGCGAACGAGATCCCCGCCGCCTTCATCGCAGCGATCGGCGCCGTACCCCACGCGTAGTCACACCCGGCAATGGTCATTGGCTCACGTCTTCCTCATTGATAAACAGCGGAGAATTAGCATGCCTCGGTGTGGAGTCGTTCTGTACTGACCAGATCACCCACAGCCGCCACAGGGTAACCAGCCCAACCGTCGTGAGGGCGAACCCGGTGTACCAGGGGAAAAACCCTTCTCGCGGGTTGAACCCGAACATGTAACGCAACGCCGAGGGCAGCAGCGTCACCGTGAGCGCCGCATCCAGCGCAACGATCGCCCGGCCGACCGTGTACCGCCACCACGGAGAGATGACCGTGTACCCAACGATGAACACGACCGACGACCAGAACTCAAACAGCAGCGCCCACTCATCGAACTTTGCCACGCCCATTGGTATGCCCCTCTCCGTAGGAAGCCTTGATCAAGGCTTCCACGCGTTCCGACATGTGGTTAGCGGCGCGCACGCGGCGCAGCCATGCGCCGAGGGCTTCCGCCTCCGGTGAACGCTCCAGGGTCTCCTCAAGGGCTCGCCGGGACTCCTCCAATGCTCGGAGGGCTTCCGGGCATGCCTGCTTGCGTCGGCGCCACCACATTGGCATTATCACCTGCTCCAGGGGGGACGACAGGTAGGGACCGCAGAACCACGGCTGAGGCTCTGGCTGCTTCCAACAGTTGCCCGGTGTGCTCAGCTTCAACGCGCCGCGTCTGTTCCGAAAGCGTGTAGGCCTCACGCCACAGGTCCCGGTCCCTCTCCATATCCTTCAAGTTCCTTCGGGGCACCAGCCTTCCCGTGAGAATAAGGATCACCGTCAGAGCCAGCAGGCTCGGGCCTCCGTACGTACCCAGCAGAACCGTGATCGTCATCGCTCTCCCCGGAGCCTGAACCCGCTACGGCCTCACCCGTCAGCAGTGCCCTGATCTGGTCCAGTTCATGCAGCAGCAACTCCACATCATCGTAAGTCTGCTCCGCCCGTGCGTCAGAGGCGCGACCCTGGATGTTCTGGCCCACCATCAAGGCAGGGAGCAGGATCAGCTGAATCCAGTTCGAAGACACCCAGTTCACGATCACCGTCGGTGAGCCAGAAGAAAACGCGGACTTCGCCGACGCCGATGCGAGCAGGTTGAACAGGTAGAAGCAGTACATCGTACCGACCGCGCGTGTCACGATCTGCGCGAACCGAGCGTTGAACCGGCCGATCCGGCTGTCGGTCGGATGCTGGTCGGCCAGCTTGATGGGCCCTTGTTCTTTCCTCGCCGCAATGTGCGGGTGCGGTACGTGGCCTGACGCCATGGGCGTGACGCTCCTGACGGTAATCTGCGTGGCAGTAAACTGCGAGTTATGGGCATGACGAGAACGGACCCGGCCGAACGCTTCTGGAGACACGTCGACAAGGCGGGCCCCGATGAGTGCTGGCCGTGGTCAAGCAGGGTTGAGCCGAACGGCTACGCGAGATACAGGCCTGATCCTGAAACGCCCAGGGTCGGTGCCCATGTGTTCTCGTTCCTGCTTGCCGGGGGCGTACTACCTCCCGGCTGGACGGTAGATCACCAGTGCCACGACCCGGAGGTCTGTACGCGGGGGATGAAGTGCCCTCACCGTAGATGCGTAAACCCTGCGCACCTTGCCGCCATGACCATGGCGGACAACGCGATGCGCGGCGGCAGCCCGGCGGCGGTAAACAGACGGAAAACCCACTGCCCGCAGAATCACCCGTTGAGCGGGGAGAACCTGGTCATCAATACCCAGGGTGCACGGGTCTGTATAACATGCCGCCGTGAAGCCGACAGGCGGCACGCCGCAAGGAGGCGCCCGCTAACCCCTTAGCGGAGGGTGGTCGGCACCTTAAGGCCCCTCAGGATCCGTGTGCGCCTGCACTGTCTCGGTGACATGCGTTTTCAGCTGCCGCGTCTGGATACGCAGCTGCACCCACGTAGTGATCGCGCAGCACGCCACCGTAGCCGCCCCGGTGATCATCGCGGCGAGGACCGTGGGGCTCACGGCGAAGGTAGATCCGCTGCCGGGATGAACTCTACGGTGGCCCGGGTCCCCGCGCGGTGGTACCGCAGCCCCTCCCATAGCGCCGCCGGGATCACGTGGACCCCGAAATGTGAAGTATGGTGGTTGGCGCACAATACCTCCAGGTTTCCCGGTGACTCAACCCACTGCTGGAACGCCTCGTCATCCTCAAAGTGCAACCCCAACGCCTTCTCAATGCGCGCCGGGTCTACCGCGTTGATCTCCGAGAACTCCACATGCGAGTGGTGTAGCGCAAGCTCACCGCCGCACAGATCATCCGAGATAGCGCACACCCACAAGCCCTGCCGTTTGATCCGTGCTTTCGCCCGCTCAAACAGGTGGTAGTGCGGGTCATCCTCACGCGGCGCGTGCTCAGCGACATGCTGAAGGATGTGGATCGTGGAGCGCTGCTCGTGTGCGTCAGGCATCAGTAACCCCCAACCCAAGCCGCCGTCCCAGCTCCCGCACGATCGGATCCGGGTGCGCCGCTACCGTGTCGCTCAGCTGCTTGTCCGCAGCCGCCTGCTGCTGCGCCTTGGCAACGTACGCGGCTTCCGCCTCCCGCTGCGCGGCCCACTCCTCATCCGTCAGCGGGGTACTGGTAACGGCCCCAGACGCACAGTCCACCTCAACGTGGACCGGCCTCACATTATCAAGCATATTAAACCCATCCGTAAAGACTGAACTCGCCGGTGGCAAAGTTCCCCGTCGCAGGAAACAGTTTGATAGACGAGATAGCCCCCGAAACGGCCAACAACCCCCCGTACACCCCGACAAACGCAGCCGTCGCCGAACTAGGCCCGTACCCAATACCCACAGCATTCGCGAAGTTGGTGGCATCCGACGCATACGGCAGCACAATCTGCCCGCATGACGTATAGAACGCCGTAGCCGACGCCGCCGTCATCGTTCCCACCTGAATCTGCGCCACCCCGCCGCCGGTGTTGAAACCGCTCACCGCCGCATTAGTCGACGCCTCCATACGCTGGTAGGTGTACGCCGACGCGCCCGTGTTGCCGTTGAGCTGCATCATGAACTGGACCGTGGCGACCGCCGAATCACCACGGCCGTTCCACATCACCGACAAGTGGTTGAAGTTCGCTGAAATCGAACTGAATGTGACACTCGCGGTAGTGGTGGTCACCTTCTGAGTTGAGATCGGCATCGCGGTAGCCTGGAGATACGCCACCTGCGCCAACAGCAGCGCTTCATACGTAGACGCCATGCACCTCTCCTAAGCCAGTTCCACCAGGCCGGTAGCCGGGTTAGTTCCCCCCGGATAGGTGCCCGGGTACGTCACCTCAACCACACTGGACTGCTGCGGGGTAATCAAATCAGTGGAGTACACCAGGTCAACGTAAAAGATGTTCGACGCCGCCGGAGTCCCCGATAGCGTCGGCGCTATCGAGTACTGGTATGCCGTCGCCGGGGCGGTAAACGTGTTCGTCAGCTGCGTCCACGTAGTCGCCGGTACGGAAACGTCATTCGAGGAGGTGGAGATGTACGAGCCGCCGAGCGTATACCAGTTGATCGACACAGACGCATTGCCGGACACCGCGTTAGTGAACCACATCCACGCCGACACAATGATCGACTGCCCCGGCATGCATACGATGTTCTCCGAACCGATGTACACGTTCGCAGCGCTACCCGACGGCGTGACCTGCGCTGAGGTGCCGCCTTCATAGAACTGCGTAGACGACTGCACCACGGTGCCGCCGGACGCGAACCACGGCGAGATCCCAGACTGAAACCCGGAGTTAGCGTTGCGTTGAACGTTCGTGCGCGTCGCCTCCGCCAACCCCAGCAGCCGCTGATCCGGGGTGGTGGCGTACACGAACGTGGAGACCCGTGCGCCGCCGTCCTCCCATGTGTGCACCGGGGGAGTAGTGGACACGGTCTGGTCGTAAATCGAGATGCCGATGCCGTTGCCGACCGGCTGGGTAGTCCACGTGTACGTACCCGGCGGAGACGTCAACGCAGTGGGGCCGCCCGTGGTGTAAGCATTCGCCCCCATGATCGTCGACAGGTAGTTCGCCTGGTTGCCGCCGATCTGCTGCATCAAGATGTGGTAGGTGGCGCCGTTGGACAACCCGGTCGCCGGGAGCGGAATCGACGGGTACGGCGCGAGATTGAAGTACGCGAACCCGTACTCATTGCCGCTAGGCGCCAGCGCGTAAATCGCGATCTGCCCGGTACCGAAGTCATAGAACCCTGGCAGCGACCCGCTACCACCGGCTGTGTCCTGCCCCCACGTCCACGACGGCCCGGACGTCCCGAACACCAGGGAACTGGAACCCGAGATGACCAGCGCGCCCTGCGCGTTGGCGAATGCGTTGGCGTTCAAGTCATACGCGGCGGCGAACAGCGGTGGCGCAGGCGACCACGCCCCCAGTGAACCGTTGGAATTAATTGGCGCGTAGTAGCACGCGGACTGCGCGGTCAGAGACCCGTCAGCGCCTCCCGCGATCAGCAGGTACCCGTTGAACGCCACCGTGTACACCAGCTGCAACGCCTTAGGCAGCGGCGAGGTAGCGGTCCACGCGGTAATCTGGCCGTTGCTGACCTGCGCATAGTTGACGGTGCTGGTGATGCCGCCGCCGGTGACTTTCCCGCCCACCGAGTACACGTAACCGTTGTACGCCGCCATCGTATGCGACTGCACAGCTGCGGGCAGCGCCGTCTGTGCGCTCCACGCCGATAGCGCCCCGGTAGAAGTGTTGACGGTGGAGGTGAACACGTTAGCGACCGGCGCGCCACCGAACGAGGTGCCGCCTCCGGTGTTGACGACCACCGCCGCGCCGGAAGACGGATCCACGCACACGCACATCGCTGAGGAACCGTCATTCGGATTCGGGAACGCCGGTTGCGGTACTGAAGGCGCGAGCGTGCCGGTGGAGTTGTAACCCATGGTGTACACGCCGGTCAGCGCGGCGCCGCCGGTTACGCCGCCGACGATGATGATCTGCCCGTTGTACCAGGTGGCCGCAGGCTCCGCTGACACTCCCACGAACGTGATGGCGGGGAAGTTGTACGGCAGGATGACCTGGCTGGCGATGGTCCACATGTTGAACTGAGACGCCGCGACCGGTGAGTTGGTCAACCCCACCGTCGGATACTGCGACGCCGGGGTGGTTCCCGCGCTGACCGCCGCCAGCTGGCTCAGCCACGTCGCCGGGATACGCGTCTGCGTGATCATCGTGCCGGGATGCCCGGAGCTGTCCGCGCACAGCGACACCAGCAGGTCCGCGCCGTTACCCACCACCAGCACCGGCAGCTGTACCCGGCCGATCACCGTGCCGGACATCGTGAACGGCTGATCCACGTCCACCGTACCGAGCGCTGTGTTCCACGGGTTGGAGAACGGCGCGGGGGAGTAGATGAACTCCGGCAGCAGGATCCGGTTGCCCTGGTAGATCGGCTGGTTGGAGTGGGTGCCGAGGAGCTGGTTGACCTGAGCGGACCCGGCAACCGCCGCAGCAGTCCCGATCAGCCCGGCCTGCCCGGCGCTGAACAGGGGGGTGGCGAACGCGGGCATCAGGCCTCCTAGGCGATCTTCGTGACCATGGTGCCGGAGTACGTGTACTGCCGGTACGAGTACGCGTACTGGTTAGTCCCTTGAGCCACCGCGTACTCCTCAATCGAACTAGGCGTGTTGTTCGAGTTCGAAGTAAACAACGTGATCCGCGCGTTCCCGTCTTCCCACGTGTGTACCAGCGGCAACACCGTCGACTGATCATATGCGGCATACAAAATGCCGTACGTCTGCGCCGTCCACGACGTGCCATTCGTTGACGTTGAAACCCCGGTCACCTGATTCGACTTATAGAACGAATAGAAATCCGAGACATCCCCCGCTGGGAGCGTCACAATCCAATACGTTGTCGACGTGGACAACCCCGTCACCGGGACCGGAATCGACTGCGCCAACACACTCGCAGTCGCCCACGACGACGGAATCACCGTCGACACCAGCACCGTACTCGAAGGCGCCCCCGCGTTGTTCGTCCGGATCTGCACCGTCAACGGCGTAGGCACCGCCGTCGTCGTCATCGTCAACGTAATCCGGCCCATCGCCGTCGTCGAACCCGTAGTGAACGACTGAGCAACATACAGGCCATTTGAATTCACCGAACCTGAACCCGTCGTGCCCTGCGAAGAGAACGACGCCCCGGTGTACACATACGTGGCCGCGTGAGTTCCCAAGAACTGGTTCACCTGGTTCGCGAGCTGCGGGGTTCCGGAAGTTGCGCCGATCCACGCCGGGGTGGCCATCAGCAGCCGATCGCCTTCTGCGCAAACGCCGTAGTGGTGCCGGTCCACTTGACCCACCAGCCAGCGGGCAGGCGGAAGGAGTAGAGAGTCCCGGCCGTAAACGACGCGGACGCAACCAACGTGTTCACCGTCGTGTTCGCTGGCCCGATAGCGATGGTCGTGGCCGTACCGGACGTCGTGCAGTTCAGATACACCATGTAGTCGCGGGTGGTGTCCGACAGCTGCGCCGCCGTACCGGTGGTGAACGCCGGGGTCAGCACGGGCGCGGAACCCGAGCTGTTGGTGCCGCCGTTCATGCTGGCGATGCCGGTGACACCGATGGTGGAGTTGAAGCCGTGGGTGCCGTTGGTGGTCATGTTGGCGCTCAAAAACAGCGCGCCCGCGCCGGTACGGGACATGCTCGCGTCGATAGCGCCGGTACCGGAACCCCACTGCAAGGTGCCGTCCGGCAGCACCACCCACCGGTTGAACGTGTCCCCGGTGACCCGGGTGCCGATCGTGCGGCTGGTGGCGCTCGCCTCCACCAACGCGAGGTCCGCGTTGGTGTTGCCGGTGACCGCAGTGGCGTTGCTGATCCCGACAGTGCCGTTCGCGGTGCCGGAGGTGAGGTTCAGTTCGGTGGCGTTGGTTTGCGGGGTGCCGCCGAACTGGGTGCCGTTGTCGCTCTGGCAGTCCACCACCCGGAACTCGCCGGTGGAGGTGCCGAACGAGATGTGCGCGCCGGTTGGGTTGGCGCCGCCGGTGTATGAGCCGCGCACCGACTCCGCCACCACATACGAGTTCGCCAGCGGCGCGTTCAACGTCACACCGTTGGCGATACACGCGCTTGCGGACGCGTTGAACACCAGGATGTTCCTGAGGGAACCGAATTGAGGGCCGAAAGTGAACACGTCCTGCGCGGTGGAGTACCCCGTGTAGAACCCGCCGACATACGCGTGGCAGTTGATCACGTGCACGTCGCGCGCGGTAGTGTCGCAGAAGAACGTAGCCAAGCCGTTCAGGTTCGCTGTTTCCAGCTTCGACGACACGAAATACAGCGAATACGGCTGCCCGGAGTTCGTTCCCACACCGCGTTCAATCCGCACCGCGCCCGTCTTATACTGCTCCCACCGGCAGCCGAAGAAATAGATATTGTTTGTCGTCCCGGCGCTGTACCCGAACCCGCTGGACGCAGCCGTGTTACGCAGCCACAAAGCCGGGGCGGTCGTGTTCGCCGTCGTCGAACCGACCGTGTCCCACAGGACATTCTCAAACCTGCTGTCCCAGAACTCCGCGCAGTCATGCCCCACGTCATTACTGTTCACGTAGTGGACGTTCTTGAACAGCAGCGTGTCAGCGTAGTACGTCTGCACCAGCGTACCGGTCAGGTTGTTGCCGTTGAGATCCAGGTTCTCAATCGTGCAGTACCGGCAGTGCGTCACCCCCGTCGTGTCGCTCGAAGGCCCAGACATGGTGATGATGGGGCCGTTGGCTAGACGCTTGAGAGTGGCGCCCTGCTCACTGCTGCCCGTCAGCCGCACACCCTGGTACCCGGTGGTGCCATTGTTCAGGACCAGCGCCGCTGACGTTGAGCTGACGGGGGTGACCGCGTAGGTGGCGGACGGGAAGAACAAGGTGCCGCCGCCCTGGGCCTGTACGGCGTTGATCGCGGCCTGGATCGCGGCAGTGTCGTCGGTCGAGCCGTTGCCGACAGCGCCGTAGTCCTGCGGCGTGATAAACCCGGCAAGGAAAGGCATCAAGACACTCCCGTCGGAAAAGAACCGCTGTAAGCGATAGTGCGTGACGAAAAGAAACTCCCGCCACCTTGGGCAACTACCGACTCGGTGATCCCGGTCAGCTGGCCCGCGCTGTTGTACGTGAACGACGTTACCCGCGCGCCTCCGTCATCAGTCAACGTCAACGGCGGCCCTGTCGTCCCGGACTGGTCATACATCTGATACATGAACCCGTACGGCTGCGCCGTCCAGGTAGCCCCATCCGGCGAGGTAGACGCGCCTGAGGTCTGGTTGGAACGCTGCCACACGTAGTAGTTGGTGCCCGTACCCGCCGGGGAAACCACCAGCTGATACGGAGTACCCGAAGTCAACCCCGTCACAGTCAACGGCACCACCATCCAAAACGGCGCCGAATACACGTACTGCTCCGTCAACGACACCGACCCCAACGCCGCCCCCGTAGGCAACCCGCCGGAATTCGCATACAACCCCACCACAAGCGGCGGGATCGTCGCGGTAACCGGGGAGCCGCCCACCGTGGAGATCTGCAACCGCACCTGCCCGATCGTGGTCTGCGACGAACCGGTGGTGACCGTCTGCGCCAGGTACTGCGACGCCGTTGAGATGTACAGGCCGGAGCCGGTGGACTGCGAGTCCTGCAACGTGTTCCCGGAATACAACCAGCTTGAGGAATGCGACCCTAGGAACTGGTTGATCTGGCCGGGCCGTGTCGGCTGCTGCGCTGTCGCCGCCAGCCAAGTCGCCGTAGCCATCTGACTCCCTACGGTCCGAGCAGCAAAGACATCTGGAGCAGGAGGGTATCTGAGGTTGGCACCGACACCGTAGGGGAGAACGCCCAATGGTTCAGCATCGCCCCGGAATTCGCGGCAGAGGTGGCGTTGGCGAAAAGCCCCGCCTCCGTCACCGTCCAGGTAGTAGCCGGGGACGGGAAGTAAAACAGCCACGTCGCATACGCGGAGATTGACGGAGTCGCCGGAGAAGACGCACCCGCCCCCACCGTCACCCGCCCCAACTCCGTAAACAGCTGCACATCCGCCTTAGCGGGAGTCCCGGCGCCGGAACCGACCGCGCCATACAGCGGGGTGAGGTAGTTAGGGGACGTCAACCCGAGTTCCGCAGCCAGGTCCTGCACGCCGGACCACACCATGGACGCCGCCAGCGTCGTGTACCCCACAGTCGTCACCACGTTGCTGCCCGCCCGCTCCTCCCGCACCGGCTCCTCCCGGCCCGTTACGGCCCGCAGGGCCGCCGTAGAGCTCCCCTCCGGCCGGGGATGCATGGCGGCGTAGGCGCGCAGCTGCGCGGGCGTGAGCGTGCCCCGCACCACCGTCAGCCGCAGCCGCCCCGCCAACGGCACAACCTCATCCACATCAGCCACCGCTCCGTGTTCCCTCACTGCCACACCGACCCCCCCCACACTTCCTGATCCCAACCCGGAGTGCCCACCAGCACCTGAGTGGAAGCGGAATCGGACCACGCCGTTTGATCATCCGCCTCCGCCACCACCCCCAGGCCGGAAGTGGAGGTGTCTACGGTTGCCGAGTTCTGCCCGTTGATCGACCCGAGGACGTCCACCAGGGTGTACGGGCGCAGCACGCCGCTAGCCATCGTGGTCTCCTTAGATCCGTACTGCCGTCGGGTTCATAGAACGGTACCCGCCGGTAGAGAACGTGACGGTGTTCGAAATAAGGATGAACGTGTCGTTCACCCCCCAATGATGATTCTGAAAGTCATACACCAACTGATTGTTAATCACGCACGTCTGCCCGGAGCGCACCCACCCCAGGAAATCTTCACCCGTGTTGAACACCATCCGCTCCACCGCGAACGCATACTCCGTACGCGCCTGCATCGCCCGCGCCAACGCCATAGGCACCGTCGTCAACGACGAGTCCGAGATGAACCGGCCGAACACCCCGCCGTTAGGCCCCGGATACGTGGAGATAGACGCCTGATCAGTCGCCTGCGCCACCACCGGCACCAGGTACGTGTACCAGATAGTGATGATGGTGCCCGCTGACGGCGTGGTGGCCGCAACCAGGAAGTATTGGCCGATCGAGTTCTGCTCCACCACCCACGGCCCGGACGCGGTCGTGCCTTTCGTCGCAGTCACCACAGTCGTGGTCACCCCGTTGATCCGCAGCGTGCCGACACTCGACACGGTGTACCGCAACGGCCACGCCGACTGCGAACCGTCTGCCCGCCACGTATCCGTCGGCGGCTTCGTCCGTGGGTCGCCCCCCTGGATCGTCTGATTGGCGCCCTGCACCAGGATCTTGTTCTCGACACTCGTGCCGTCCCACTCGTACTGGAACTGAGTGTCGAGTTTGATGTGCCCTTCCGTGGTGGACAACCCCACCGTGGGGTTGGTGGTGAACGTCACCCCGGACGACTGGGCGCTGGTGGCGTCAAAGAAATGCAGCTCCAGGTTCTGATCCACGTACCAGCCGTACGGAGTGGAAGACCCTGCCAGTGTTGCCAGCTGCCGGAACGCGGTGGACAGCGGGTTGTAGTTCAACACATACGCGGAGATCACCGGGCCCGGCGCGACGAACCCGCCGTTAGCCACCGACACGGCGGTGATCCCGCAGTTAGCCTGCCGCACCAGGGAAATGATGATCTGGTCGGCGGTAAACCCGTAGAAGATCCCATGAACGATCGAGTTGTCCGCGTAAAACGTGTAGTCCGTGCAGTTCAGGTCCCACTCATTCAAGTTCGGGCCGTCCACGCACAACACCGGGTCAGTGACCACCCCCGCGAACAGGTTCACGTTCGCGGTGTGATCGAACACGCTGATCTGGCTCATCACCGGGATCGTCACAGCCGGGGTGGTGGCGTACTCCTCCACCAAGGGGACAATAGCGGTGTCCCCTTGGCGGCCGAAGTTCTGCGTGATGGTCATCTGCTGGTTGGCTTGCCCCCACGCCAGGTAGCTCGTGTACGAGGTCGGCGAACCGCCCGGCGGGGTGATGGAGACGGTGATGTTCGGTGAATTGGGGATGGTCATTGAAGGTTGATCCTCACGCCTCCGGCGGGCAGCACCCGCGTAGCGATGGCCCTTCCGATCTTGTTGACCAGCATGTCCATGTCATTGTTGGACATGACCTGGGAGCCACGCAGGTCGATGTACAGCTGACCGCCGCCGCCTGCGCCCCCGGCCCCAGCCGGGTTGGCGGTCAGGCCGGAGACGTTCAACGAGGAGTGCAGGCCGGTGACCGCGACGTTACCGGCGCGGCGTACAGCCTCATCAATCGCCCCGGTGTTCTCCGTGATACCCACAGCGATACCCAGCGGAATGTACTTACCGACCTCATCCGCCATCACCCGCGACGGCGAGAGCACATTCCACACGGACTTGAACGCGCCGGTCACATCGTTGGCTAGGCCCTTGACCTTGTCGAGCAGGCCTCCGGCGGCGTTGGAGATGCCGTTCCACAGCCCGCTGATGACTTCCTTGCCGACGTTGATCAGCCAGCTCCCGGCGTCCGCCAGCAGCCCCAGGATCGTGCCCGGCAGGTTCTTGAACCAGGTCACCACCGTGTTAATACCATTACCTACTGCCGTTGCTACACCGGCAAGCCAGTTCGCGAACATACCCGGCAGTTTGGCGAACCACATCACGGTGTTAAGGACGGCGTTGACGCCGTCCATGAACCACTTTTTGATGTCCGACCAGTACTTGGTCACCAGCGCGATCACGAGGCCAAGGGGGCCGCCGATGATCGAAATGATCAGGCGCCAGTGTCCGGTGATCCAGTCAAGGATCTCCGGAATGATCTTGGTGAAGAAATCCTTGATCGCATTCCAAACGGCAATCGCCGTATCCTTGATAATATCCCACTGGATAATCCAGTAATCCCGGAACCAGGAGAACTTCTCCCACAAGAAAACGAACACCGCAACCAGGGCGACAATGCCGATGATAATCAAACCAATCGGGCCCGTCGCGAAATCAATAGCCACACCCAGCGCCCACGTAGCCGCCGTAGCCGCCCACGTCGCCACCGTACCCGCGACCATCGCGATCTTCTGCGCCGTCCACACAATCACCGCACGCCCGGCCGCAATCACCGTCCCCAGCAAAGAAGTGTTCGCCGCATCCGTCGCAACCGCCGCGCCCTCCTCTGACACCGCCGCACCGTCAGCCGACGCAGCCAACGTGTCCGTACTGACCGCCGCCGCATCCGCGCTGGTCGCCGCCGTCGCCGCCTCGTCAGAGAAGAACCCGAACATCTTGCCGACGGCGTGCACTGTCGTGTTGACCGCGTCGAAGGCGCTCTTCACGCCCTTAGCGACCTTCGTGATCATGTTGATCGCCGTCACCAGCAACAAGAACCCGGCAATAGACCCCATCACGATCGCAGTCAGCTTCTGATGCGAGTTGATCCACTCCGCGATCGGCTTCGCAACATCCACCACCACGCCCACAATTTTCTGCACCATAGGCAGCAGCGCCGTACCGAGCGCGATACCGGCCACCTGCGCCGAGGATTTCAGAACATCCAGCTTCTGGTTGAACGTCCCCTGAATCACCGACCAGTTGGCGACCTGCGTACCGCCCTTCTTGGCCGCGTCCGCCACCGTCCCCACGTTCTGGTTGAACGCCACGGTGTGCGACCCGGTCAGCATCAACGCCGTGTTCAGACCGACGGTGCCGCCCATCAGCTTGCTCATCGCCGCGTTATACGTCTGCGCCGCCGGACCGCCCTTGGCCAACGCGTCATTGAACTGGTGCGTCTTGCCCGCCGTGGTGGCGAACTGGCTCATCATCGTGTGCAGGTTCCCCGGGACGTTCTTCATGTCCGCAGTCCACTGCGACGCGGTGACGGACCCGTTGAGGTACCCCTCGGCCATCTTCGCCAGGTTCGGCGGCATCGCCTTGATCTCGATGTTCGCGTCCGCCGCAGCCTGCTGAGATGCGTTGAACGTGGAGATCAGCACGTCGCCGCCCTTGACGTGCTGAAGAACCGCGTTGGTCAGCTCCGCGAACGTACCGGTCAGGCCCTGCTTCCCCAGGTCTTTCGAGATCTGGTTCGACTGGATACCCATCGCCTGCATTTCCTTGATCTGCACGTTGTTCGGATTCGACAGCGCACCGATCGTGTGGTTCAAGTCCTGCGTCGCCTGATTCGCGGTCATACCCTGCGCCGTCATCGTCGCGATGGCGCCACCCAGCTGTGCGAACGGGATATGCGCCGCAGCTGCGGACGCGGTGACCGAGCTCATTGCCGATGCCAGGTCCTCCATGCGGAGGTCACCCGAACCAACCGTTGCAATCAACTGATTCATATACGCGGTGGACTGGTTCGCGCCCGCACCGTACGCATTCATTGAACCCACCAACGCCCGCGACACAGTATCCAGGTTCGCGTTACCAACCTTCGCACCCTCCGCCGCCGTCTGCAACATCGTCAAACCCGCAGCACCGTGGTACCCCGCCGACTCAATGTGATACATACCATTCACAAGGTCACTCGTCGAAGTGCCCGTAGCAGTAGCGATATTCAAAATACCCTGCTGCACCTTCGTGAGATTAGCCTGCGTCTCACCCGCATCCGTCACCAAGTGCGCCGTAGACGACTGGAAATCCCCAGCCATCTTCACCGCAACCCCAGCAACCAACCCCAACGCGATACTCGCCTTACCAGCCCCCGCCGCGAACGACCCCCACTTGCCCCCGGAGTCCTCCGCGTCCTGCCCAGCGTCCTTCGCCGCCTTACCGCTCTTTTTGGCGCCGTCCGCCGCAGCCGCATCCGCCGCAGCCTGCGCCGCCATCGTGTCGCTCTGAACCTTCTGCGCATCCCCCAACGCCTTAGTAGCCTTAGCGGCGTCCTCCTGAGCCTTCACCAGCGTCTCAGCTGCCGTCGCCAGCCGCGACTGCGCGATCGCATCATCGTCCGCCGCCGCAGCCGCCTTAGTCTGCGCATCCAGCAGCGAACGCTCCGCGTTCGCCTGCGCATCCGTTGCCGCCACCAGGCGCGACTGCGCACCCTCCACCCGCGCAGTCGCCAGAGACACCGCGTCAGCGCCCGACGCGGTCTTCAGCAGCCCCTCATCAATCTTCTTACCCGCAGTGTCGGTAATCCCGGCGGCGCGTTCCATCGTCGTGGTGAACTTGTTAACCGACCCGTCAATCTTCGCGTAGATCTGGCTGGCCTTGTCAACCGCCTCCACGATCGCCAGGACCGTGAACGCCTCACCGAGCAGCCCCATAGCGCGGCCCTCCCTTACTCCCGGATTGGGTGGCCCGCGCATGTTCCTCGCGGCAGATCAGGTCAATGAACGTGATGTAGTCGATGACCTCCTGGACCGGACGGGCCAGGAGGTCATCAAGGGTAATCCCCAACCGCTCATGCAGCTGGCTTTCAAGCCGGAATTTCTGCAAGCTTTCCGGCCCGGGGCTTCCCGACCTTATCGCTGACATCGACTCCATCAGGAAATCGACGCTGTGCCGCCTTGTCCCGCTTGCCCGGCGCCGCGTCAACCTGCTGCCACACCAGGTCAAACACGTCGTCCGGGAGCTTGCCCACGTGCTCAAAGTCAACCGGCCAGATAGTGCCGTCCTCGTTATCCAGGTTCCATTCCTTGATGTGCGCCAGCACCAGCTGCCGCCGGTACCGGGTGACATCCGGGTTGACGTTCGCCTGCGTGCCGTTGATCTTCATCTCCGACAGCGCCTTCTCCGCTGCTTCCCGCTCGTGGTAGGTGATGTGCTCACGCACATCAATGTAGTAGTCCAGGCCGGTGGGGCCGACGTTCAGGCGGTAGATGCCCTCATAGGAAGACAGGAAGGCCATGGGTTCCTCTTTCAGTGGTTAATGGTTGGCTTAGTACGCGACGTAGGTGTTGTTCACTACGACGGCGTTAATCGTGTACAAAGTGCTACCTGCCAGAGGGCGCGAAGCCTCGTACGTCAAGGTAGACATCACCACATCTTCCATCTTCAGATCGTTCGCGAACTTCGCCAGAACAACCTGCGGCATGTTGAAGTAGATAGTGCCGCCGTTAGACGGGTGCACCAGGGAGAACTGCAACGCCCCCAGAGTGCCGTTCACCATCTTGTTGAAGTCACCGTAGGTGGAGTCATCCAGCGAATCCCACACCAGGTCCAGGGTGCCGTTCACCATCAGCGTGCACGGAGTGATATACGAAGGCCCGTGCTGGTTGGAGAAGGTGTACGTCTCCTTCAACCCGTTATCAATCGCAAGGTTCACCACGCTGACCTCAGTACGCAGCGTATTGAACATCGTCAGGTTAGCCTCAGCGAACACATACGGCTCTTCGTTCACCAACGTCACCCCGGTAGGGGTGTCCATCACCGCCACGCTACGGCCGGACAGGTCCGTGGTGGTCTCCACCGGCGTGTTACCCGCCGACGCCTTGACGTTGAACTTCCCAATGCGGCACCCGGCGAACTGCAACGACTGGAAACCGCCGATGTTCTTTTCCACCGTCAACGACGGCAGCGTGTTCTGCTCAATGATCGTGTGCGTGTACGGCGCAACCACCAGGGTGACCTGAGACGCATTAGCGTGCCCGTACACCAACGCCACATCCAGCGTCAGCGTGGTGGACACAACGTTGGTGACCTTACGGATTTCTGAGGTGCGCGAGCCGGATACAGAGTTCACGTCAATCTGGATGAACGTACCCACAGTGATACCGGTAGCGGAGGTCACCGTAACCGACGTAGCGTTCGCCGCCGACAAAGCCGACAGCGTCGTCGTGGTACCCGTGGTGACCGCCACCGTGGACGCATGCGCGTAGGTGAGCGGATCCGCCACCGTGACCACCGCACCGGCAACGTTAGTGATCAACCGGAACTCCTGGAGCCCGGCCACATCCACAACGATCTGCTGACCGATCACAAACCCGGTGCCGGACGTCAACGTAATCGACGTCGCACCCGCCACCGACGAAAGGCTCAACGTCGTAGACGTCGGAGTAGCAGCCGGAGCTGCGACCCCCCACCCGACGGCGGCGTCTTTGCCGATGGAGCAGACCAGCAGCTCCATGGCCTCAGACGGGAACAGCGGGCCCGTAAGCGCCCCGGTGTACTTAGCCTCACCGTACAGGTTATAAACCTGCTTATCACGCAGGTTCTGCATGACGGGCGGCGAGAACCAGCCCGGGTCCTCCTCCATGGAGTTAGCCGTCATCGGCTGGAACGAGGTGGCGGCCACCGGCGTGCCGAACACGGACTCAACCGCTAGCCCGGTTGCCGAGAGGGCACCGCTCTTTTCTGCAAAGGTAGGAAACGGCACAGGGCTCCTTAAACGGTCGCGGTGTCACCTGCGGGCGCCGCCTCAGGCTCAACAGCCTTAGGCGGCACGGCAGGCTCAGACGGGGTCTTGCGGGCCTTAGGCTTCACGGGCGGCACCTGCACCACGTCAGCGCGCCGCAACAGCGGCTCCGTCTGATCGTCCGGCACCTCAAACTCATCACCGGGTTCCACCGCGCCCACCATCGGATGGTTAAACGCCACCGGGCTCACCCCGATGTATCGCAGTCTCATTGCCCCAACGCCTCCTGCATAATCTCCGTGAATGTTTCCTGCACCCAGTCCATGAGCTCTTCCATAGCCCGCCGGTGAAACGGGTTAGCCGTGGTACCCGGATGGTTCACATGCGCCTGCGTGCCGCGTGGACCGACGAACCGTTCCACCCCGCCCTGCGCGAAATGCAGATACCTTGCGGCTACCGGCCAGATCTCATGGGCTTTGGTACCGCCGATCACGTATCCGGCGTACGGGGTGTACGCAGTGAACGTCGCCGTCGTAGAACCCCCGGTACCGCCGCGCTCATACCGGATAGAAGACCGCAGACGCCCAGGCCGGGACTGAGTGGCAATAGTGCCGCTAGCCACCTCCTGCGGCTGGCCTACCGGCGCCGCCGCTTTCATTGCATCCCGGATCACCGGGCCGATAGTGTCCGCCCACTTAGCGGACGCAACCTTCCACTGGAACTGCAACCTCGGGTTATCCCCGGAAACCCTCATAGTGGTGCTCACGCCTGCACCGCCTCGTAAATGTCCAGCGCCAACCGGGCTGAGTAGTACAACATCCGCAGCGTCGCCGGGGTATGCAAAGCGGAGTACTCCAACTCAAAGTCCTCACCGATACCCAGGATCTGCGTGAGCCCCGCAGCCGGAGCCGTGAACGTGTTCCCCAACCCGTCAATAAAGATCGGCATCTGCGTCGTGAAATACGCGGACAGCACCGCGTCAATGATCTGCGGGAAATCCGTGTCATTCCCCGGCGCATCCGGGTTGGACAGGTACACCAGGTACACATCCACCGTCCACGCCAGATGCTTGAACCCGCTGGTGCCGTCCACAATCGTGTGCCCCGCCCTGATACGCGGAGCGGTCTGGCGTTTCCCGCGCAGCCGGGCCCCCCACACATACGCGCGCGGCCCGTCCAGATCCTCCAGCGTCGGCGGCGTCACATACGCCGTCAACGCCGGAATACCGTCAGTGACCACCAGGCCGTCAATGATGTTCTTCACATACAGCTGCACACCAGTAAGCACAGACCCCCTAGATGACGCGGCGGTACGGATTGAGGATCTGCTTGTACTCCGCCTCCAACGCCGCCACCCCGTGACCACCCACCGTGTTAGACCCCGGAAGGTTCTGAATGGTCACCGCCTGGATACCGGACTCAAGCGCCTGCACCGTGCACGCCAGTGCCGCCGCCCAGATCACATCCGCAGGCAACGCGGAAACCACCACCTGCGCCGGAGAAGAACCCGCATGCGCGAACGTCGTGCCGGTAGCCAACGTCAGCGTCCCCGGCCCCGCAGGCGCCGTGCCGCCGCCGTTGGGCAGCGTCTCCATAGTGACCGCGCTGACCGAGGTGACCTTCACCGTCTCCGTGGACGTCCCGTCATACATCATCGCCGTAGCCCCAGCAAACCCGGTCACATCATCCACGAACAGTGAAGTAGAGCCCACGGTGCACGACTCCGTGAGTCCTGCGTGCGGCCAGCCGTTGAGGTAGGTGCAAGACAGCAGGAACCCGTTGCGGCCGTTCATCCACGACGCGGTACCCGCACCCAGGTAGACGGTCTGCCCACCGGAGCCGCCGGAGGACGCTGCGGTGTAGGAGCCGTAGGTGCCCAGCACCGGGGAGTCAATCCGCCACGCCCCCGCCGTCACCGGGGACCACTGCGGCGGCAGCGTGTTGAACGCGAACTGCGCGGCCAGGATCTGGGTGACCGGCCAGCGCTCCAGAATCCACCGGACTTGGCCGGTGGAGTTGTCGATCGTAATGTAGTAGTTAGGGCCCTGAGAAGTCTCGGTATCGATCGTCGCGCGGAAGATCTGGTTGACGTACCCGTTGACCATCGCGGTCGCCCGGTGACAGATGTTCGTCTGCTCCGCGAGCTGCTGTTCCATCGTCGCTTTGGGCATCGGAATGATATTCCATGAGATACCCGTAGGAGCACTAGTCAGCATGCTCGGAGTGATGTAGGGGGTACCCAACACGTCACCTCACCTGATCAGGCGGCGCTGACAGCCCGCGCACATCCATCGGTCATCGGCCCACCCGCCATGCTTCAAACAGAACAAGGCGCCGCAATCCCGGCACACCTCAGCAGGCATATGCCGCCCGTGACCGGAACACCACCGGCAGGAATTGCGGCGCCTCATACCCTTAGCTCTCCGCAGCTTCCCGCAGCACCGCGATCTGGTCTTCCTTAGACCGGGTGACCCGCAGACCCCGCTGCACGGCAAGCTCCTTAAGCTGACCGAACGTCAACTCCTCCAACGGCGTACCGTCCTGCGGCTCCGGCGCGGCATCCTCGGGCTCCTCTGCGGGCTCCGCGTCCTGCGGCTCCACCACACCTTCCAGCGCGCCCTGCGGCACCGCCAGGGCCGCCTGAGGGGCCGCCAAAGCCTGGTTCTGCTGCATATTCGCCAGCAACGCCATCAGAATCTCCGGGAGATTCCCCAGCTTCGCCAACTCCGTCAACGCCGCCGCCGTAGAAGCCGCCTGGTCATGCGCCCCACGCTTCTCCACGTCCTCCCGGATCACCACCTCATCCGGGGTCTCCGGCACCGCCTGCGGCGTACCCGCCCACAACGGGTCACTACGCAGGAAATCCTCACAGCCACCCGGGCAGTTCAACGCCCAGTGCTTAACCGGTGCGCCCTGCACCACGGGTCGGGTGTGCAGCTTCCCGCACCCTCCGTGCTCCAGGGAAATAGCCGTCGCGCACACATCGTTGCGCGCCCAAACCGTCATAGCTCACTCCTTCAATCAATAGGGGATGTCACACCTTGAAGGTCTCTTCGCCACACCGGTGGCAGACCTTCGTCCACGTGTTCCAAAGCCACTTGCAGCTAGGGCACTTACGGCCCTTCTGCGTCCCGAACGCCTGCGTACCAGAAGCGTCAATCAGGCCGGTCTCACCGAACTGACCCGACTCAATAGCACCCGCATGCCGATCACTCACCGTCACATACCCGCCCGGCTTAGACGCCGTATACCGGGTACCGTCCTTACAATCCAAACCCTTACAGCCAGGCGGCAACTGCACCTTAACCATCGCGACCTCCTACTACTTCGGCAGCACCCACACCGAAACCGTGTGAGCAATCGTGTCCGGATTGGTGGCGAAGACCTGGACGTACTTGCTCGGGTAGTTGTTGGTGGTACTTGCGCCGACGGAAAGGGGGCCCGTGTATTCGACCCCGACGCCGAGAATCGGCAGATTATAGTGCTCGCCATCCAGGCTGCTGAACAAACTCACCCCGATCCCGCTGGGGTAGTTGATAGCCTCACCAACACTGACCTGCATGGCGTAGTGTGCGGCCGGTTCAGGCAACTGAAACGTAGCAATCGCCACGTTAGTGTCCGTTCCAGCTGGAACGGACACGATGTCCGCAACCTTCGTTACATCATTAAGGGGGATTTCCATGGCTCCTACTGTGCGCTTGAAACAAGCCAGCTGACAGCGCCGCTGATGGTGCCGCCGGTGGCCACAATAACGCTCAACGTCGTACCCTTTGACCCGGGAAACGTTGGGATCGTTACCGGCGGCGCGCCGGTCGGGATAGCGAAACCGTTGATCTGACCCGTTTGACTCGCAGTCACTCCGGCCGCCACGTAGATCGTGGCGCCGCACGTGTTACTGATGACCACCGCACCGACACCCGGCGGCACCGTACACAGCTGGGCGGCCACAGTCGTACTCAGCGCCGGAAGGCTGCTGCCGGTAAGGGAACCGCCGTCGATCATTAGTTGACTCCGACCCAGTACGCAAACGCGTTGGTCGCGCTGTTGCTCGCCACAGTCAGTGACGTCGGGATAGTCGTGGTGTTACCAGTGGTGTTCACGGCGAACGGGAACTTAGCTGCCGTGTTACCGAACGTGGTGAGCGAGCCCATGAACTGCGGGCCCGTCGTGGCTGCGCCCTGCCCGGTGAAACAGCTAAGGACCGGCAGCGTGGTGCCCGCGTTGAACGAGAACGCAGCCCAGTAGTTACCGCCGCCCGCAGGCACCGTGTACGCCGCCGTAAGCGGCGCCTGAATCGGGCCGGTGTTGGTACCGATGGCCGTGGTCAGGTCCGCCGTGATACCCACGCGCGCACCCGCGAAGGTGTACAGGCCGCCGAAGTTCTGCCCCGAGGTCGCACCGGAAGCTGCGGTAGCGATACGGAACCACAGGTTCGTGACAACGGTGCCGCCCTGAAGCACCAGCTTCGCCAGGTACAGAGTGCCACCGGTAGTAACACCGCCGCCGGTCTGCTGCCCCTGGACGTATGGGAAGTCCCACGCCAGCAGACCTGCGGAGCTAGGCGTCATCGCCTCGTTGAAGTCGTTCGCGGGCGCGGCCCCCATAGAAATGGCGCCGTTAGCCGCGAACGAACCGTTGACCGTGACCGTCGAGCCCGGGTCTGCCGTGAACGTGGAGCCCGCCCGCATCTCAACGGTCGCGTCCTCCCACACATTCGACAATTCGAGCCGAGTGCCGAACGGGGCCGTGAAGCCCGCATCAGCATCAGGCATATGATCTCTCCCTTGCGAGAAGGGGGCCCAGCGCAAACCAGGCCCCACGACACTCGGAATGCTTAGACGTTCACCGACACCGACGCCGGACCAGCCAACGAAGACGTCAGCGTGGAGCTCGATGCCGCGATGGCGTAGATGTCAAAGTTCGTGGACGACTGAAGCGCACCGAACCCGTTGATCGTCACCTGCGCGCCCGCAGGCACCCGCAGACCGGTGGAAGCAGTCACAGTGGACTGGCCGATGAACATGGTGTTAGGGCCCGTGTTCACCACGGTCACATCACCGATCGTGACGCCGGTGGGGATGCCGGAGGCATCCGAGTCGAAGATGAGGGTGGCGGTGCTCAGCACGGATGCCTTCTGCGTCGCTACCCCGGTGGCGAAAATGCCCATGCGTGTTCCTTTCCAGGCATGACAGCGCCCCCGGCACCTCAAAGTGCCGGGGGCGCTGTGGACTAGCTGAAGGGGGTGGTGTCCGAGACCTGGAGGCCCTGGAGGATGCCCGAGTACTGCGGGGCGTGCGCACACAAAGCCCCGTACATGAAGATCGAGTACCGGAACGTGGCGTCGATCACAGGCCATGCGATCGACACGTAGTCCTGCACCATCGTCATCTCCCACGCGTTGGACACGTTGGTCCAGGTCTGCGGGAGCTGGTACGTCATGAGCATCGCGGTGCCCTGCGTCAACCAGGGGTGCACCACCATCTTCAAGACGGACCGGGTGATGGGGTTCTGGAACTCCGAGACGGCCGCGCCGACGCGGACTCCGGCGACGTCCGCCTGATCAATGAACAGCCGGTACGCGGTGGCGGAGCCCTGGCTGATGACGTCGTTGGACAGGCGCATGATGTCGCCGCCCTCACCGACGATCTCCGCCGGGTCCGCACGGAACGCACCCGGGTTGTTGGACCCGGAGTTGTCCCACAGCTGCTGGAGCGCCGTGTAGATGGCGTTGTAGCTCAGGTGGGTGCCAACCGACTGGTTGATGTACCCGCCCTGCCAGCCCGCCGGGTAGACGCCGTTGGCAGACTTACCCGTCAACGTCGGAATGATCCCCTCCATGCGGGTGTCCGAGCCGGTGCCGGTGTCAGACGCCGGGGGAGTCACCGTAGCGGGCAGCGAGGCGAACCCCTGGAGGGTGTACTTCACGCCGCCGACGTTGGAGGCCAGCAGGTAGTAGCTGGTGCCGTCGTACCCGTAGATGTTGTACGACTGCGCACCGGCCACCGCCGGGATGGTCACGTCCACAACCTGACCGGCGGCCACCGTGAACGTGGTGGACGCGGTGGAGACGGCGGTGGAGCCGTAGTAGTTGGTGGCGGCGACCTTCACGGCCTGAAGGGTGGTGTTGAGCGCAGTCTCGTTGGAGCCTGCGGTGCGCACCGTGGCGGTAGGCGTGCCGGGGGTGGCCAGGTTAGTGGCCGTGGCCGACAGCATCTGGTATTCCTCGCCGAGCATCATCTCCTGTAGCAAGATGAGATTAGCAAGGGCTGAAATATCCTCGAACCCTTGCCCGGCGAACTGCGCAAGCCAAGACAGGGACTCAGTCAAACCGAAGAAACGGTAAGGAATATTGAGCTGCACCTGGGTCTGCGAGCCCGCACCGGGAATGTTCAACGGCCACGTAGTGGACGCCAACGTACCGGTGGACTGCACCAGCTCCGGGATAGAGATGTCAATGACACCCTGGCCGCCGGTCTGCGAACCGGAGATACCGGTGAACGTCCGCTCAATGCGGCTGGTGCCCTGACCCGCAGGACGCGGCAGCTTGTTGCGGAACACCGTGTACACCGGGTAGATCAACCGGCTTGGCGCCAGCAGATCAAACGGCACCAGGCCGTAGGAGGTGCCGATGCCGAGGTTACCGGCGGTAAAGCTACGGGTCAGGTCAGGATTGCCGATCGCGCCGACAATCTGCTGCAACTGCTCGTTCATCGACGGCGCGGACAGCGCGGTCTTCAAGTTGCCGAACTGGTTGAGGAAGTCACCGTTGAGGGACTTCACGACCGAGTTGCGGTCGGTGTACCCACGGTTGGTCTCAGTGCGCAGCTCAATGGCTGCCTGCTGGGCCTTGGTGGTGACGATCAGGGGGTCAGACAGCGGCGCGTTGCCGGTGCCGACGTAACCGGCGCCCTTGACGAGCTCAGGCATCTTGGCCTTGAGCATGTCTCCGGTGCGGTTGTAGCGGTGTGCCTCAGCGGCAGCCGCCCGGGTCGCATTCCCCGCCTGCGGGGGTGCGTCCTCCATGGTCAGGATCTCAGCCACGGAGTACTCCTTTCAATGGCACTTACGGACAAACGGGTTTAGATGCCGTTCATCTCGTACAACTTGGCCCAAGCGCGCTCACGCGTCGCCGGGTCGGGATCGTTGCGTGCATCACCCATAAGGGCCTGCATGAGTGCCGCTTGCGTCCGCTCCGCAGACTCAGCGACGGTCCAACCCGCCGGGCTGGTGCTCTTAAACACGCCTTGCGGCCGAGACAACGTGACACCCTTGAACGCCTGCACGGACGGATCCGGCAGATCACACAACGCGTCCACGGTCTTAGCCAGCTTCTTGTTGCGCTTGCGCTCAGCCTTAAGCTCAGCTTCCATGTCAGCGAGCTTTGCGAGGAGACCTCCGGTGACCTCTGCTACCGCCGACTTGATGATCTCCACGTCCAGCGTCGCCGCCTTCTGCACCGCCTCCGGAGCGGCGGGCGTGGGCCCGCCGTCGGTAGCCTCAACCGGGCTCTCCGTGGCGTCCTGCGCGGCTGCTGGCGCTTGCGTGGGGGTCTTGATGGGCTTGGCTGCCTTCCCCGCCGGGGCTGGCACCGGGCGGGCGCCCTGCGGCGCCTCACCACCCAACCCGGGTCCCGCGCCCATCGGGCACAGATCCGGGAACGTGTTCGCAATGTGATCGTGCAGCACCTGCATAGCCTGCCGGGCATTATCACGCTGCGTGTTGGTGTAGAAAGTGCGCTGCGGCGCCCCGGTAGGCACCGGCGCCGGAAGAATCGCCGTCGTCTTGTTGCTCGGCGACTGCGCCGCACGCCCGGCCGTCTGGTAGCCCTGGTTAAACTGCGCCGCACTGATGGAGTCAGACGGCACCGCGTGCGTGTTAGGGCCGTCATACGACACCCCGGGCTTGGAGTGCCCTGCCGTGAGCACCGGACGGTGGAACGCACCCGGCTTAAGCTCCGTGGGGTTGGGGAACGTACCAGGGCCCGGGTTGGCGTCCTGGAACGACTTGTGCGCCTCCAACGCCAAATCCAGGTACGTGTTCAAGTCCATAGCCTTGATCACACCCGCGTGCCGGAGCATGTCCGCGCTGGCGCGGGCGTCCTCAAACCCGCCGCCGTACACCGCGTTCTCCGCCTTCTGAGACCAGTACGTCAGATCCAGAGCCGGGAACGTAGTAGTGGGGTGGCACTTGGAGGCGTCCTCCGGGTGAAACCCGGGGCACAGCAGATCATGCAACGCGCCCAGCTGATACGGGGCGCCCGTGGACTTGATCCGCTGCGCGGTCTTCATCTCCAAGTACGGCCCATCCGGGGTCGTCGGGATGCGCATATCGTGCTCCAGCGCCTCAATCGCAGGCCCATCCGGCTCACGGTGCGCAGGCACCGGGCTGATGCCGCCCTCACTGACCGCACCGGCGGTAGGAGTGGGCTTAGACGCCTTAGTGGCCTTAGGCAGCTTCGCGTTGCAGTTCTCGCACCGCTTCAGCTTGGAGTCCGCGTGGTAGTTCTTCCCGCAGCCGGAGCACGTCTTACCGCCGGTCTTCTCCACCTCAGGTTCTGCTACCTCCGCAGCCTCCGGGGCGTCAGCCTTCTTAGCGGACCCGGGCTTGACCTTAGCCTCGCTGCCGTCGTCGTCCTCCTCGGACCCAGGCTTATCGGTGTCCTTGCCGTCACCGTCAGAGTCCTTGCCGTCAATAGGCGGCGCAGCCCCCGGGAAAGGCTTCTTGCCCTTACCCTTCTCGATGTCGATCTGGAACTCGGTACCGCCCTGAGCTAGGACTGCTTCAGTCAGCGCCTTAGCAACCGCCGGATCAATCCCGGAGATGTCCACCCCAAACAGCTCAGTGAGCTTAGCGCCCGCAGTCACAGGAGCGTGCGCCTTGTCCGACTTCATGGGAGCCGCGTCGCCCTCCTGCGCCGCCCCCTCGTTCTCATCCTCACCGGCGTCCGGCTTCGCCTGGTCGTTCTGATCGTCAGGAGTGTCGTTCTTTACGACATCGACCACATTTTCACCCTTTCCCATGTCTTCCTTCCAGGCGTCCGGCAACTGCGCCACGAAGGCGTCACCCTTACGGTGAGCGATCGAGATGATCCGGTCCTTGATCTTCCCGGTGTCCTGGCCCTTAGCCCGCCCCAAACTCAGTGCCGCGTCATGCACATCCTTAGGCGTGACAATCGGGAACGAGCGGTCAGCGCCAGCGAAATCCGCAGCCGGGATCTTGTCGCGGTCCACCCCGCCGCCGACATCCGGATCCATCTGCCGCTTCACGACATCCGCTTCAAGGCCCTGCTTGAACGCCACCAGCTTCGCCAAATCAGCCGGAGAGAACGACACCGACACATCATTCGGCAACTCCACCGTAGTGAACGCCGGGGCCTGGTCACTGATACCGCACAGCTTCCCAGTGAACTGCGCCCCGTCACCGGCAGCGGACTTAGCCAGCTCCAGGTAAGAGGACTTGTTAGACGGCCGGTCCACGATGGACAGCTCCACCAGCTGGCCGCCCATGATGATGCCGTTACGGGCCTTACCCGTAGGGTCCCGCTTGATGACCGGGGCGGCGATACCTACGCTGTAGGCGCGCAGCACCCCCTTCTCCACCAGCCGCGCGGCCACCGGGTCCACGATCACGGACTTCACCCAGTGCTTGCCGTCACCGTCACGGTCAATGTCCACCTGGAGGCCCTTGCCGACGGGCCGCTGAGGATCATGGGACATACGGACGTTGCCGCCGGTGTCCAGCCATTCAGCCAACGCCTTCGCGGACCAATCCGCATCAACGATCTGCGAATCACTATCTACCGTGCCGTCCGTAGCCACACCCTTAACAACCAAGTCCCCGTCCTCGTCCCGCTCCATCTTCTCGATGGGGAAACTGAACCGGACCATGTCATCGGATGGCGAGGCGGCATATGTCGTAGCCACATAGCTCCCTAATTCAGCAATGCGGGCGCCGCCCGCTACAGGTCATAGTCGTCAACCGGCTCAAACTCCGTGTACACCAAAGTCCGTGCCACCCAGCCCTCATCAGTGGGCAGCACATAGCCGCCGCCGGTGAGCACCGCGCCGTGCCGCAGCTTCACCGTGAGCCCCGCGCTTTCACACGCAGTTAACGCGGCGGCCACCCGCTCCAGCAGGTGGGCGGTGACCGCCGCGTTAGGCCGCTTAGGCATCCCGGATGGTGCGCAGCAGGGCGTTCATGCTGCCGTGCAACTCATCACGCACCGCCGGGTTGTCCCGCAGATCCCCGGGGTTCCACCACGCCAGAGCTTCAACCTGGTCTCCGTCCGGGTCATCAGGGTTCGTCACCTGGTCGCGCCCGTCATGAATAGGGACATCCGTCTCATGCGCCACCGTCAGCGTGAACACCTGATAAACGCCGTTGGTGGAGGTGAACCCCAGCTTGAGTTCACCGTCCGGCAGGTGGCAGCCGGTTTCCTCCTGCCACTCACGGCTTGCGGCGTCAGCAGGGTGCTCACCCTCATCCAGGCGCCCGCCCGGCAGCTCCCAGGAGCCGCCAGCCGGGTCATCCTCCGTAAGAGCGCGCTGCAACATCAGCACGCGGCCGGTGTCCTTGGCGACGACTGCGAGTCCGGCGGCTGCCGGGCCTACTGACTTGTTGGCCGGGTCTGCGCCTTGGTGCACCTGGTAGGAGTGGGTTTCATCCCATGGGCCGCCGTTGGAGTCCACGAAGCCGACGTAGGCCATGTACGGCACCCCGGCCTGCTTGGCGGCCAGGTACCGGTGATGACCGTCGATGATCTTCACTTCGGTTTCGCCGGGCTCCTGCACACAGATCCCCGGCTTGACCGGCTTGCCCCTCTTGAGGAGGTCAGCGAAGTGGGCGACACGGTCCGGCTGGTGTGACGCGGCCCACGTCTTGACGCCGCCCACATCCACCCGGTCCACAGCAACCTGGACGGGGCCGATCCAGCGGGTGTCATCCACCCACTTCAGAGCCTTAGCCGGGAAGTTATCCAGCATCAGGTTCTTCACATGCACCGCGTCCACCGGGTTAGGGTCACCCGGATCAGACGCACCCTTGACCGCGCCGGGCGGTGAGGAACTACCCGGCTGCCCGGTACCCAGGCGCGCCATAGACGGCGCACCACCAGCCGGTCCGCCGCCCTGAGCCGCCGGAACACCCCGGCCTGGCGGCATCTCGGCATCATCCTCATCCGGCGGCGCGGTACGCACCCGGCGCCTAGGCTGCGCGCCGTCCCAACGCGGCGGCTCACCCCCCGCAGTAGACCCCGGCACACCACCCGGAACTTCAACACCGTCCACGTCATGCGCCGGAAGCACCCGGCCGCCGCCACCGGCAGCAACCTGATACTGCGTCACCTGACCGGACCCGGGCGGATCCACCCACACCTCCTGCCCGTTCAGTTCAACCCGCCGCGTAGCCTTAGCCACCAGGATCGCCTGCTCAACAGTCAGACCCTTGGTCACGTCCTCATCAATAGACATAACCATCGCGGAATCAATATGACGTGGCCTCCAAGACGCAATGTCCCGGCCCTTGCGGTAATGCCGGGCCAGCGCAGCCAGCTCAGAATCCACCGCCCGGGACTTAGCCCACGCCGGGACCAGCTGAGCCACCACGTCTGCGGACACGTCCACCGGCTCCACGCTGACACCGGGGTACCCGCCGCCCGCACGGATCTCCTGGTTAGCCAGATCAGCCACATCCTGACGGATCTGGTCCCGGGTCATAGCCCGCATACCCGCATCCGTAGGAATGTCCCCCAGGTAGTCAGCGCGCGCCGCCGCCGCGTCCTGCCGCATAGCAGTGATGTCATCCAGCTGCTGCCGGTAGTAGCCGGTAGCGTCCGGCAGCTGCGTGTTACTGCCCCACAAAGACGGGGAACCCGGCTCCACATACTCCAGAGAGCAGTGACAGTTGGGGCCGCCCGCGCACTGGCCGCCGAAGCCTCCGTCACCCGGGTAGCCGGGCAGGGAGTGGAACGTGTACACCTTGCCGTCCCGGTCAATACACGGCTTGCAGTGCTCCGCGTTCCCCAGATGCCAGATGATGCCGTACTCCGGGTTGGAGGCCTGCACGGTCTGCCCGAACGCCTGGTTGTAGGCGCCCGCAACCGTGTTCTCATACGCCGTCAACCTAGAGTTGAGCCAGTCCGTGCCCACCATGTTCAGTGCCGTGTACAGCAGCACGGACAGGAACGCCTGCTGGTTGTTAGCCCTGGTCTGCGCCGCACCGGACACATCGATCGGGTTGACATCCGGATAGTCATTCGCCGCATCATGTGACGCCGCGTGCATAGCCTTTGCGTACCCGTCCGCCAGCACCCCGGTAGCCGCCGTCATAGCCGCCATATGCGTGATGTTCCCGGCCTGGTACTGCTCCACCGTGGAGCGCAGCGTGGAACGCACATGCGCCGCCGCCGCCAGCACCCGGGTGCTGCGCCGGGCCTGGTGCGCCGCCTGGAACTTACTGATCTGCGGCGCCGCCACCTTCCCGGAAGACGCCGGAGCGGAAGACGCAGACGGCTTACCCGCCGCGTTGGCTGCTGCTTCAGATGCTGCGTGCCCCGGAGACTGCCCGGCGTTACCGGACGGCTTCCCGGCAGGCTTAGCGCCCGGCTTGGCGGGCGCGGGCTTAGCACCGGGCTTAGCCGGGGCTGCGCCTGGCGGGGTGGCGGTAGCGGGGGTGTTGGCGTCCGGCTGCTGCCCCGGGGCTGCCACGCCGGTAGTGAGCATCTGGCCCAGGGGAATGAACCCCTGCATCGTCGCCCACCCCGGGTCAGAAGTTTCCGGCAGGCCCCACGGCTGCTTCCCCAGCGCCTCGCGGCCTTCATCAATGGAGGCGAGGCCTGCGCCGATTTGGGAGACCAGGAGGGTGGTGAGGGTTTCCTCGTCCTCATCCTCCTCCAGGCCTTCAAACGTGAACTGCATGTCTTCCTGGCCGCACACGTCCTGGAGGATCATGTTGAAGATAGAGGCCAGGAACTCCAGGGTAGGCTTCGTCGCTTTCCGCTCGTGAATACCCTGCGTGGCTTTTGCCATCTGGTTGGACGCGCCGGGGGAGACGGTGGAGGAGACCTTAGGCATGATGCCCAGCTCCATGGGCTGCACACTGAACGCCATGCAAACCTGGTTCATGACGATTTCATCGAACTGGTCTGCCAGCTCAGCTGGCTTCTGTGGCATGACCTTTGAGTCCGGAGGCAACACAATGATCTTGTGCTTCTGTGCTACATCCCCAGCCACCGCGTTCAACGCGGACTGCAACTCCCGGATCTGATTAGGCGTCATCTGGTTAGCCGCACCCGGAGACACAAACATCCCCGGAATAGTGCCCTCACGGAAGAAATCCAGCTGATAACCCTGCTTCTGCAAACCCGCCATCACCGGCACCAAAGCCTGCTCAATCATCGTGAACCCATACGGAGTCCACCGGCGCGGCGTAAACGGCCTATAAATCAGCTGATCCCCACGGAACTCCTTACGCTGCGCATCAGACAGACCCGCCTCCAGCAGATCCCGCTCCGTCCACATCGTCGTCAAATCCGTACGCGGCACCCCATACAGGTACTGCTGGTACGCCGGAGCCGGAGGACGCGGACGCTCACCATGCAACCCCACCAGCGGCCGGATAGTAGGACCGTTGATCAAAGACAAGGAGTCCAGGTCTGAGCCGAACAGGCCTTTGCCCTTACCGTTGCCCTTGGGGCTGCCGTTGGCGCTGCCCCACTTAGGGCGCATCAGGATGGACAGGGCGTCAAACACGAACACTTCCTCCAGCAGCACGCTGATGAAGGAACCCCAGTCGTCGTAGTCCGGGTCCGGGTGCTTGAAGAACTCCACCGCCTCCGCGCGGCGCTCGCCGAAGTCTTCCATGGCGGCGGTGTCTCCGCGCATCTTCTTGGAGGCGTCTTTGGTGGGGGTGATGTCCCAGGCCAGGCCACGGATTTCTGCTTTGCGCAGCTCAATGCAGGCGCGGGCTACGGAGTAGAGGTCTGCGAGGGTTTGGATGGTGCTGAATGACGCTAGCTTCAGGCCTTCTGAGCCGGGGGTGCCGACTGGCAGGTTCCAGCCGATGTCGTACTGGTACAGGCGGGGTTCTGCGCGGGTGGCGTCCGGGGACGGGGGCTGGTCTACCGGGACCGGCAGGATGGGGCTGAAGGGGCCGAAGGCGCCTGCGGTAAACGTGTTGGTGGGGCGGGGCAGGAAGCCGCCGTAGGCGTTGGCGTAGCCGGTCATGGAGCCGCCGGACTCCAGTTGCGCCTGGAGGGGGCTGATCATGCCGGAGTAGGCGCCCTGGGGTGCGGGGGTGGGGCGTGCGCCTCCGGGGTTCTGCTTGGAGAGGGGGGTCAGGGCTCGTGCGACGTTGCGGGCGGACAAGGGTGTCCCCCTCCCTATGTTGTGCTACATTGCTCATGGCGGCTAGGCCAGCCGCACAGAAAGGACACTCATGCAGAAAAACATCATCAACACCGCGACCAACCCCGACGGCAGCGGCTTCGAGCACCACCAGGTCGCCCGCATCGCCGACCACAACGGCGCCCTCACCTTCCGCGTCGACATCGAATACAACGAGCGCTGCCCCGAGTACTCCATCGCCCGCGTGTCCGTCCTAAACGGGCGCACCGAGTGGACTGGGCTCACCGAACTGTCCCTCGCCAGCTGGTACCCGGCAGTGAAGGCGGCCGACGGCGACACCGAGCTGCTCGACGCCTTGGGGCAGCTGGACGAGCAGTTGTTCAACCTTGCCGCCGCGATCCTGGGCATCAGCTGATGCGCCGGGTGTTCACCGCCCGGTACTGGCTGGTGCGGCTCAAGGAAGCCCTGGGTGCCACCACGGTGGAGCGGGAGTACGAAGGTGGGCACCGCTGATGGGCAGGCTTGGGCGCGTACGCCGTTGGCTGAGCACTCCCATCTACACCCGCCCCATTTCCCGGGTGTACCCCGAGGCTGAGGTGGAGGTGAAAGCTGACGGCGCCAAGGTGCGGGTCATGCTCAGCACCCCGGACGGCAGCGCTCACGCTTACTTCTGTCTCACGCCGGAGACGGCTTGGCTGCTCGGCAACCAGATCGTGGACGTCGCCCGGGAGATCGGGCGTGCCCAGGAGTCTGCGGCGGAGTAGGTGGTGGGGCCCTGCGGTGTTGGTTGCCGTGGGGGTTTGCCCCACCTGGTTGGCTATGCTACGTTACTCATAGAGCCGGGCACACCGGCCCACAGGACGGAGGCAACCATCATGGCCAAACGCGGACAGTTCTACCCCTACCGCATCAAGTTCGCCTACCCCAACGGCGTCAAAGGCACCCTCGTCATCAGCAACATGCCCCTCGTAGGCATCGAAGCCCGCGCCCTCCTCGGACGCGGCGCCGACATCGACATCTACGCCGTAGACCAGATCACACGCAAGCACGAACTCCTGTACCACCTCACCCCCGCCGACCTTCCGGCCGAATCAGGAGACGAATCATGAACGACATCAACCCCGACCTCGGCTTCATCATCGACCAGTCCGCATCCATGACCGACCCGGCCCGCGCCGAGCACGACGAGACCTTAGCCACCCTCGTCAACGACATCATCGGCCGCCTCAAAGGAGAGAACGTACAGACCGACGACGCCGACGGCGTGCGCGTGGTCCAGTTCGATACCCCGCCCATCCCAGTCACCCTGACCAACGACGCAGGCCTGTCCGCCGAAGCCATCGAGGAACTGATGAACATCATCAACCGCATCCCCGAGCCCGGCGTCACCGTCCACGCCCACATCGTCCTCACCATCAACGATCCCATCGACTTCACCGAAAGCGATGCTGAGCTGTACGACTTCCCGGTACAGCGTCAGCGCTTCGGCATCCTCCCCTTCATCGCTGACGGCGAACACAACCTTGGTCGCACCTTGGAGCGGCTGGGTAAGCTCCGGGAACGCGGCGTCATCGTCAACCCCTCCCTCTACATCGGCGCCTCCCCGGACGAGCCGACCGTGTTGAACGACGACGGCAGCGACCTGCCCGGCCCCGCTGACACCTGCGGTGTCTGCAAGCTCCCCGGGGGCACCCTGGCCGCGTTCTACGACCCGGACGCCCCCCGCACCCCTGCGATCCGTGCCCACGCGTTCTGCGCCGACAGCATCGGATACGAAGCCTCATGATGAAGGAAGCGCACGTCAAGAACATCGCTGAGCGGGCGGCACGGGTCACCGACCTGATCGAAAACCCGGACCGCCTCGCCCGGCTCCTCAAGCGCATAGACCCAGACCTGCGCGGCACCGACGTCAAACGCAGCACCGAAGACCTCGTACGCCTGGTCCAGGAAGACCTGCCCGAGCTGATCACCGCGCTGCGCGAGGAGAAGCAGCAGGTGCGCAACCTGCAAGCCGCACTGCGCCGGGAGCGTGACGTATGACCACGCCGCCCCGCAGACCCAACGGTCACGGCTACCGGGAACGCCGGTACCTAGACTCCACCTACCGGCAAACCCGCACCTACCGCTCAGCCGTCCGGCGCCGCTACCGGCGTATCGCCCGCCTCGGGGAGGACTGATGAAAGGCAACTACCAGATCACCCAAACCGACGACGGGTACACCGCGACCTGCGACCAATACCCCGAGTTCACCTGCACGGCCCCCGGCCCGGTAGCCGCGCTTGCCGGGCTGATCCGGATCATCAACGAATCCAAGAAAGGAACCTGATCATGGGCTACAACGGCTCAACCATCCACACCCCCAAGCCGAAGGACCCGCGCCGCGCCTGCGCCAAAGACCTCATGTTCATGGTGGCCGCGTTCGCCACCATGCTCGCGGCGGTGATCACATGGCTGACCTGACCGAGGCGCGGCTCACTGAGATCAGTGTCGTCCTCGGCGTCCTGACGACCGAACCGGTCAAGAACTACGAGCAGCTGCACACCGCGCAGGCTATGTGGCGCGCCTTCGGGGTTTCCTACGGCGCGGAGTTGCTTGCCGAAGTTGACCGGCTCAACCGGCAGGCGGCTGACCGGCTTACCACAGAAGGCCAGCTTGCGGAGGTCAAGCGGCTCCGGGAGCAGCTGTCCCAGCAGGCAGCCGATCAGCTGACCGAGATGGACCAGTGGATGGAAACCGAGGCCGCGCTGCGCGCTGAGATTGCCACGCTGACCAGCGAACGCAACCGGTTCCGCACCGCCTGGAAACTCGCCCGCACCCGGGCCCGGTCCGCCAGGTGCGGCGCCGACATGTACGCGGCACGTTCCCAGGAGCTTCAGGAGGCCCTGCGGGAAACCCTCATCAACATTCTGGTATCCCAGTTCAAGCGCGCAGAACTGGCGGCCAGCAACGCCCGGCTCTGCGACACGCTCAACTTCGCCAACAGGTACATCGGCGAACTCTCCAAGAGGAGGAGAAGATGATCCAGACCATCGTCAGCTCAATCGTCGCCCTCGGCATCGGGTTCTGCGCAGGCGCCGTGTACTGCGCTCACATGGAACTGCGCCGTGACCTCGCCCACGCCGAGAAATGGGACCGCGAACACCAGGAGCAGCCGTGACATTCCTCCTTGCCGCAGGCTTCTGGATCGGCACCCTCGCCTGCCTCCCCCCAACCTGGCGTGTAGTCCGGCGCCGTAGCGCAGTCGACTACTCGTGGATCGGGCTCGCCATGTCGCTGACCGCGATGACGTGCGTGATCACCGCGCTCATCGGAACCGGCCAGTGGCTGTCCGTCGCCGCGCAAGTCGTGTGCTACCTCGCGGCCCTGGCCATCGCCATCGTGAAATGGCGCACAGAGCTACGCGGCGTCCGTCTGGCGCAGGCCGCGTGCCCGTGCGGCTACAAACACCCCGTGGAGAGTGTCCAGTGAGCCTGTGGCTGCGGGTCGTACCCGAGTTCTGCACCGTCGTCGGCCCCTACATCATCGCCTACGGCATCAGCCTGACCCGCCAACCCGGCGGAGACGCTGATGACTAAGCAGCCCAGCCGTCGTACACGCCGCCGCCGTTACGCGGTCCTTGGTGTCCTTGCCGGGCACCAGCCGATGCCGGTAGCCGACATCTGCGGACTCATCGGGTGCTGGGGCAGCGTCCGGCGCGACCTCGAAGTATTCGAAGCGCAGGGCTTCGTGGTCTCCTACCGCACCGACACGCGGTACGGGCCACGCCGATACTACCGGCTCGCAGACCAACCCGAAGGAGGAGACCAATGACCCCGCCTCTGCCCCTGGATCCCTTTAAGCGCGAGCAGATCCGCCGGGCCATCAACCAGGCAGCCGTCAGCCGCGAAGACCTCGTCAACAACACCTCAGTAGACGCCTGGATCCTCGCCTGCTGGGACCTGCTGGACGAGGTAGACCGGCTGTGCCCTGCCGATGTTGAGCCGAAGCCGGACCTGGAGGAGCGGGACTGGGAAATCATCCGGCTCATGGCAAACGGCTTGTTCCGCTACCAAATCGCTCTCAAGGTCGGCCTGAAGGGTGATGCGTTTTCCCGGCGCTGCGGCGTCATCTACGCCCGTACCGGCACTAGGACGCCCCCTCAGCTGGCGGCTAAGGCGGTGCGTAACCGGTGGATCCCGTAACCGACAAGTTCTAAGGAGACTGACATGGCCTCAGGGCCGCAGCACTACCGTGAAGCGCAGGAAATCGCGCAGAACGTTTCAGATGAGATCTATGACGGGGACGAGCCGGACCGGTGGATGGAGCGGCTTGCGCTAGCGCAGATCCACGCCACCCTCGCCCTGGCCGCTGCCGCCGCTGTGCACCCCAACGGTGAGTTCCTGGGCGCATGGCTCACGGTATTCAAGGAGGAGGGCACCGGTGTCTGACCGCAAGCTCACCGTGGAGGAGTGGGCGGCTACCGTGGCGTTCGTTCTCGCTGAGCACCCTGAGTGGATGGCCGCGACCGTCAATGCGGTGCAGAAGGGCGTCTTGGTGGCACAGGAGCGGCAGCTGGACCGGATCAGTGATCTCAGTTTGGGGTTGCATGAGGCGTTGCGTACGGAGCGGCGCGCTAAGACCCGCAGGCGGGATGTGATCGTTAAGGGGATCAAGGCGAGCAACATTCACCCTACCGTGTGGTCTAAGGAAGCTATTGAGAAGGAGGGCGGGGATGTCTAGGGTGCGGGTGTGTTGGCGGGGGAAGGTGCGTGCGGTGGGGCAGTCGCCGTTCCATGCCGCTCCGGTGATTGCGTTGACGGTGGAGGTGATCCTGCACACGGTGAATCCGGTGGATCAGTTGGGGCGTCTGGTGCAGGTGGAGTTGACTCCGGCGCGTGCGCGGGCGTTGGGTGACCGGTTGCATGCGTTGGCGGCGCGGGCTGAGGTGGGGCAGTCGAAGGAATTGGGGTAGGGGGGTTACTTCTCCTAGGATCCTATGCTACATTGCTCTTAAGCCCGAAGCCCGGGCCCACCGAAAGGAGCAAACCGTGACCACGACCGTAGCCGCCCAGCAGCTCCCCAAGCTCAGCACCACCGATCTGATCGCCCAGTACGACCTCGCGATGAGCGCCCGCACCCGGGTCATCTCCGCTGACGGCAACGACATCAGCCGCACCCAGAAGCGCATCAACCGCATCGTGGACATCCTCTCCGCCCGCGCTGACGCAGACGACGCCGAGGCACTCGCCTGGTACGCGAACTGATCGGAGAGGATGAGGATCATGAACTACTCCATTTTCGACACGTACGCCGTGCACTACCGCTGGGATGGCGTCAGCGAGCCTCAGCAATTCATGGGCGGCATCCGCGAGCTCGACACAGCGGTGACCATCGCGGAGTCGCTGTACCAGCACTTCGGCTCCGATCTGAAGGATACGTGGGTTCAGCAGGGCGACGCCCATATTGCCGTCACCAACCAGCGGTAAGGGGAATCAATCATGGGTGCACTGCGGATCAAGAACGTCGTGAAGCTGAACAGCGCCGGTCGGGAAGAGCTGGAAGACGCTGAGCTGTGGACGTACTTCCACGAGAACAGCGGAAGGCTGCATCTGTCCCTCACTACGCGCAACGGCGCCGGGCGCGCCACCTCTGTGGAGTTGTCCCCGGAGCAGGTGGCCAAACTGAAGGAGTACCTGGACGATCGCCGCTAGGTTCGATTGCATAGCTCCGGGGGGTTACCATCTTCCCGGAGCTATGCTACATTGCTCTTAGAGCGAAAGACGCTCACCCGGAAGGAGCAAACCATGGCCAGCATCAAGTGCGGCTGCTGCGGCGAGACCCACACCAGCGTCCAGGAAGTCAAGGACTGCTACACCGACGTTCGCATCCAGCTGGAAGAGGCCCGCTCCGAGGCGGCAGCCGAGCGCGCCAACGACCACGCCATGACGTTCGGTTCCGCCTACGCGCAGATGGCCAGCTACCAGGACTACATCAACAACTGACACAGCACGGAGACAGGGCCCCGGGGGGCAACCCGGGGCCCTGTCCTATGCCCCGGGCTTCAGTAGGCCCGTGCAGGCGTCCTCATGCCGTTTGCGGCTGTTGACCGCTGGCGCCCAGCGTTCCGGGGTGTTCACCGTCCACGCCTTGGCGCAGCACTTGTGGCATACCAGCACCCACGGGTACCGCACCGGCCGCAGCTGCGTCTCATCGTAGGTGTCCGTCATCACGCTCATGCCAGCTCCGGCCCGTCCTTGAAGATCACGTATTCGGTGGACCACTGACCCTCAGGCCAGTACTCCACCCGTTTCAGCTGCCCGCCATCGTGATACTCCACGCTACGGACCCTGGGGCAGGCGCGGGTGTGGATGCCGTGGCAGTTAGGACACACCTCGTCCTTCTCAAAGTACTCCAGCACCACAGCCCGCTGCTCCGGCCCCAGCCGTGCATCCTCCGGCGGCGCCATAGCCTCCAAGGCCTGATGATATGCGAGCGCGTCCGCACCAGCCGGGAGGGTACCGCGCTCATACGCCTCAATCCGGGCCGCAGACACCCCCAACAGCTCCCCAAGCCGCGCCCGGGTAATACCGGCCGCCTCCCGCACGCTACGCCGCTCAGGGCCGCTTACAGCCGTCAACGCGTGATAAGCCGCCGCCCACGCCGCCAACTCCTTCACGCCGGGATCCACACACCCTCCCTCACAAACCCATGCGTCCCGCAACACGGCCACAGCAGGGACGGGGTCATATCCAACGGCTCCCGGGAGACCAGCTGATGATCCCGCGTGGACTGCGCCATCCACCGGCCGTCCCGGTCCGTAGCCTTCATCACCGGACACCAATGCCAAAACCACGGGTTAGGGTCCTCCGGATGCGCCGTGAACCCCGCGCCAGGCCAACCGTAAGCGATGTCCGCGTTCAGCTCTACCGGGGCGATCTCCCACCAGTCACACCACTGCGACGGCGGAGTGTCATGATCCTCAACGGTCACGCTGACCTCCACCGCCCGCCCTCAATCCATCCGGGATCTCTTCCACCACGGCCTCCTAGTCCAGCACCCAGGCGTTCGTAGAAGGCGTGACCGTGCAGTCCACTTCAATCCACCCGCCCGGCGGCACCCGGAACGTCGACAGCGGCAACGCCGCAGCAGACTGCGAGTACACCGTAGTCATAGAAGGCGCGGACACCCCACCCATGTACGTGCCGATCTTCACCGCCGTCACCGTGCCGCCCGCGAGCGTCACGTTAGCCCACCGCCAATGCGGATTCGCCACCGCCGTCGTACCGGCAGGGATCACCGTCGCCGTCACCGGCCCGGGGCGCTGCTGCCCGTCAATCACCTCAAGCCCGGTGGTCGGGATAGAGATGCTGGCCGCCGTGTACAGGCCGGTCAGCTTGATCCGGCCCAGAGAGAACTGCACACCACCGTTCCCGTCATCCCGGCACGTAGGCGCCGGAGACTCCGTGTCCATCTGCACAATGTCCACGAACGGCCCGATACCCGAAGCGCCCTGGCCGAACACGTACCAGTTGTACACGCAGCCTTCCACGGAGACCTGATCCCCGTAGATCGCGTGCCCGGCGCCGACCGAGTTGAAGTAGTAGCCCACCAGGCCCAGTGCAGACCAGGAGTACAGCAGCCGCACGTTGCGCATCACCGTGTGCTCCGTGGCCAGGAAAGCCCACGTGTACCCACCCCAGACACTGAGGTTCTGCACGTCACACAGATCATTGTTGCCGTTAGCGGGCATCAAAATACCCTTAGACGCACCACCGGAGAACCCAGCCGGGGAGTTGAAGTCATTAGCCGCGTACGTCCCGGTCACCGTCACCGTCACATCCCGCACCACAGCCTGCGACAGGCCGCTAAAGTCCGCGCCGCAGTAGTTCCACCCCGACGCCGACAGGGGGGTAGCGATCGTCACACCCCGCAAGGAGAAACACATGTTCGAAAACACCAGGTTGCTGTCACCGTAGTGGTTCGGCTGCGTCGGCCCGCCAATCACACACGGATTCCCAGCCGCCGAAATCGAGGAGGCCTGCGCCGACTGGGAGGCGAACACCCCACCCGACACCAGAGTCATCCCGGCGTTCTGGAACGTCAGCTGCTGCCAATGCGCACCAACCCCGGCCCCAGCCGGGTCCAGGCACTCCAACCCGGCGTACACCTTGTTCACCGTGGTAGCCGGGATAGGTAGCGTCAGCTGCGCGTTGCCCAACGTAGACCCGCCGGTGACAAGCGGACCGAAGACGCCGTACATCCCCGGCGGCCCCACTGCCACACCCCGGCCGGATGAGCCTGCTTCCGCATACGCCACCGCAGCATTCAGCGCCGACTGGATCGCTGCGGTGTCATCCGTAGCCCAAAACACCAGCGTTGAGCTCACCGTGGTGGACGCGGCTGCCGCCAGCGTCACATGCCCGGAGTCCGTGAACCCGGTGATCGTCGTCACCAGAGCGCTGACGCCGGACGGCCCGGCGTTCCTAACGATCACGTGCTTGCCTACGTCCGCCAGCTTGAACGGCGTAGAGGTCGTGCACGCCAACACCGTGGGGTTCGTCACGGAACTCATCGCGCCGTCATGCACCACCTGGCCGTCACCCTTAGCACCGTAATTCCCCACCGGGAACTGGTACGCCGGAGTGGAGGACACGGTCTGCCAGGTGCCGTCACCAGCCAGAAACCTGCTCTCACCGCCGGGCGGCGCCTGGATGGCGGTGCCTTGGATCTTGGTCACCAACGGCACCGTGGAAGTGCCGCCGATGTCACCGCCGAGCTGAACGAATGAGGCGCTGGTAGGCGCAGGCGTCACCGGGGACAGCTGCGCCAGATCAACCGTAGCGCCGTAGGAGGACGGGATGTTGACGATGTACGTCACCGGACTGGTGTCGTTAATGTGCTCCGTGATCTGCCACGCCCACCCGGTAGGCAGCAGCCCGGCGTTGTCCGTAGTCACCAAACCCGGCAGGCTGATAGCCCCCACTTGCAGCTGCACCGTGATAGGCGTCTGCGGGATGATCGTATGCCCGGTGGCGTTCACGATCCGGGCGGTGGGTGTGAACGCCACCCAGCCGGTAGCCAGACCGGTACCAGCACCAGGAGGGTAGGAGCCGGTCACGGTAATCGTCGTCAGGCTCACGCCGCCTCCTCCATACAAAAAGGTGGGTGTGCCCGTCCCCGGTAACACACCCACCAAGATCAGACTAGCGGCGCTTCCCGTACACGGGATAGATCAACCGTGCCGGGCAACACAGATTAAACGGCTGAGGCACCTCACACCCACGCTCAACGAGCGGGTTGTGCTGCAACCAGTCCGCCAACTCACCCACCGTGGTCTCCTGCATACGGGAACCATCCGGCAGCAGTTCCCCAGCCTCAGGCTCGAACATCACCGGCTGCCCTCCACAAGAGCCCGCAGATCAGACTCCAGCAACTCATGATAAAACCCGTCCGCACCCGGCCTACCCAGCAGGCCCGCCGGTTGCAACGGCGTGCGCGGCCCCTTAAACGCATTACAGACCGCCAGCGCATCCAAGAACCGGGCCACCCGGTCCACCGGACCCTCACCCTGATACACGTCCACCAGACACCTCAATCCCCATCGCCTTAGCGACCGCCCGCACCGTAGGGCACGGGTAAGCGCTGTGCTCATGCGAACCAGGCCAGCACGCCGAGCAGTACACCGGCATATGCCGGAACGGCCGGTGCAGCTCCAAGACCGCCAGCAGCGCCTTATCCACATCAACACCCAGCCGGGCTAGCGCGTTGCCGTTGACCGTACCGTCCGGCAGGACCAGCGGCTCCGGGCCTTCATGCCCGCAGTCCACGCAGTACCACGGCTCATCCTCACTGTGCGGCCCCAAACAGTGGTGGTCCACGCTGTCATCCGACTGGGGATTCCGGCACGAGTGCACGCTCCACCGCCTCCTCACACACCTTGTGGCACGGCACCTGCTTCACCGGGTGCTTGAGCACAGCCATCTTCCCGCAGTGCTTACACACCCCGGCGTAGCCCCGGCCAGCCACCACAGCGTGAGACCAGTCCAGGCTGCCCCACGCAGTACGCCCAGGTTCCGTCTGCACGCTCTTACGCGGGGCCACCGTTACTCCTCTTGTGAGCGGCGCCGGATTCGAACCGACCGGCCCGGCGCTGGCAGGCGCCTTCACCGTTGCTGCCACAGCTAGCCATACCGCAGCTAGCACACCACCGCCGCCAGCTATCCTACTCGTCCCGGCCGTACGCCGCGTCACGAGCACGCCGCAGCAACCGGATCAGCTTGTTCAACTCATCCCGGTCCAGCCCAGCGGTGTAGTACTCACCCAACGGCTCCGGCGGCCACGCCTGCGCAGCCGCGTACTCCTCCAGGCTCACCGGCGGGTAGCAGGCAATCGACAGCGACACGCTGCCCGTGAGATCCAGCTCAGTTGAGGTAAGCGTCGACCAGTGAAGGGTCAGACGCGGGCTGGTCGTCATCACCTTCCCGGTGACTTCCCCAACCTCGTTCCACGCATTGCTCTCTACAGAACGAGAATGTGCAATCACTTCTTTCGGCATCGCGCCGTCCTCCATCGCGGAGTAGAAGGCCGCATCGCGCAGCCCGACTACCCCGGGATGCTACCAGGGAAGCGGAGACGGGGTTCGAACCCGTGTGCACAGCTTTGCAGGCTGCTGCCTCACCACTCGGCCACTCCGCCGCGTACGCCCGGTGGGAGTCGAACCCACACGCCACTAGGGCAACGGCTTTTGAAGCCGTCGCGTCTGCCATTCCGCCACAAGCGCGTGGACGTTGCAGGGATCGAACCTGCGACCTGCGCCGTGTGAAAGCGCTGCTCTCCCGCTGAGCTAAACGTCCAAGAGCGTGGGGAAGGACTCGAACCTTCCCCACCCAGGGCTTAGCCGAACCTACCCAAGTAGCGACCCTGGGGGCACTCGGCAGGCTATGACACACCTGGATGACCGGTCGATCCTTGCAGACCGGCACACGCGTCGGGACGACAGGATTCGAACCTGCGTGGTCCTGCTCCCAAAGCAGGTGGGCAACCTCTACCCCACATCCCGAAACTGCTGGGCCCGCTACTACGGGTACAGGGATCTTGCCCGGGTACTTGCCCACCGCGCAGGCGTGTTCACCGAGTTGGCCTCCCTGCCCGCCGGGTAAGGGTTCCGGCGGCCACCAGCCGTGGAGACTACAGGCTTCGAACCTGCGACCTTCTGGGTGCAAACCAGATGCTCTACCAACTGAGCTAAGTCCCCTACACACCGGTCACGGCGGACACCGGCAAGACCCCCGGGGAAAATCGACGTTCCCCGGGAACAGGCCCCTGCGGTTTCGAGGACCGCAGCAACCCACCACCGTCGGGATAGCAGGACTCGAACCTGCGACCTCCTGGCCCCCAGCCAGGCGCGCTACCAGACTGCGCCATATCCCGGTGCTGGCTGCTTTGAGGGGGGTACCAATTCCTCTCCGCTTTCTCCTGTACGCGCGTACCCGCCAGGGATTGGCCCACCAGCGGACCGCGTGGCCAGGGACGGGATCGAACCGCCGACCTACCGCTTTTCAGGCGGTCGCTCGTACCAACTGAGCTACCTGGCCAAGCGTCACCGTCTCTGTTTCATGACGAACATTCCTGCGCCGCGCACCCGGATCTCCCGGGCAACCATACGACGGTGACACGCTCCCCCACCTGGACTCGAACCAGGGACACCTCGGTTAACGGCCGAGTGCTCGTGCCAACTGAGCTACAGGGGATCAAGCGGGCCGTTTTTGGTTAGGGTCATGCCCAGGACCCGTACCAGCAGCATCCAGGAGGCTGCCGCTGGCCGTGCGCGCCGGAGGAATTGAACCTCCGACCTGCTGCGTATCAGGCAGCTGCTCTCACCAACTGAGCTAGACGCGCTGGAGCCGTAGACAGGCCAACCTGCATTTGTCGTCCCAGGCAGCTTGTTTCCACCTGAGAGGCAACCCGCCGTCGCGGACCTTCGCGGTTTTCAGCCGCACTCTCGACCTACAGCGTGGCAGGAGCAGGATTCGAACCTGCGTGGCTTTCGCTCTCGGTTTACAGCCGAGCCCTTTCGACCAACTCGGGCACCCTGCCATGCGGTAGCTCACCGCTGTTTCATGCACGATCGAATGGGGCGCGGTCCGGAGATCTCCTCCGGCACCATGGCGTTGAGCTACCAATGAAGTGACACAGTGATCGAGCAAGGACCACAGTCGACGCAGCCCCGACCGGAGATCTCCTCCGGCTCCACTCCGTACCACTTCGCGGTCCTGACGGGACTTGAACCCGCGACCTCCACCTTGACAGGGTGGCGAGCACTCCAACTGCTCTACAAGACCATGCGTAACCGTTGACACCCCGGAACGTCGTAGAGCTCAGCAGTGCACTACCAAGCCACCTTCGGACCAGAGTCACAGCCTTCGCAGACGCACGGGAACCACACGCCTTCGGCTGATCGAGCCGTTGACGGGAGTCGAACCCGCTACCTCCACGTTGGAAGCGTGGCGCCCTGCCAGTAGGGCCTCAACGGCGTGAACCAGCACAGTGATCAACTCGGCTCCGTTACAAGCCTGTCCGGAGACGTCCCCCGGCTCTACGCCCGTACTGTTTCGCTAGCACTAGGGGGACCGAACCCCTAAGCCCGTCGGCTGTCCGCCAGGACGTACCACCCACCGTTCCGCTACGTCCGCGCACCCTATGCGCAAGAGGTTGGGCGCGCCCAATAAAAACCTCGTAGCTGGGAAGTGACTCCCACTCGTGGCGGAGGTAGGACTCGAACCTACGGCCTCTGGGTTATGAGCCCAGCACGCTACCAACTGCGCTACTCCGCTACGCCGGTGTCCTGCCGCCTGCCTGGGGCAAGGGCACCGGTCCCGGCCTGGAGGGGATCTCCGTTCCCTCCCTGCCGTTGCCTCTATATTACGCTACTCACGGGGGTGGGGGCAAACCCCTAACGCGCCCGCTCCACCATCCGCACCGAAGTCACGTACTCCGTCTTCACCGCCAACACCGTCCGGTGCCGCCAATCCTTGAAGTACACAAACCTAGCGTCATCCCCCTGCGCGTCATTCCCGGCCTTCCAATACAAGGCCTCCACCTTCTCCGCGCGCGGCGTGGCATGCAGCCCCCCCGGCTCCGTGTACGCGATCTCAAAGGTGTGCATGTCCGTGGCGAGCGCCTCAACCATGATCAGTCCTCAGTGGTAGATAGTGATGATCTATGCTTCCGGCCACACCGGCTGCTCCCCCGACCAGTCCGGCGGCAGACTGTCCCAGCCGTGCGCATCCTTGATTGCCGCCACGAGCATCCCGTACAAGGCGTGCGCAGGAGCCATATGCAGGCCGCTCTGGGCTAGCTGTACGTACCGGGCGCGCTCGGCCTCGTAAAACGCCCTGTGCGCCTCCATAGACGCCTCCGCAGCGTCCTGTGGCTCAAGGCCCAGAGCTTGCAGCCGCCGGGTACCGCGCACCCGCTCCACCTGACTCACGACGGCTCCTCCGGACGCAGCCGACCCAGAGCGCCCTCAACCGCCCAGTAGCCGAACGCATGCACCAAGTCAGCCAACTGCTGATGCAGATCCGGCAGCGGCATCGTGCCGTCAATCACCCTGTACGGATCAACCACCGCAGGGTTGATCCGGTACTTGCTCATCGCGGCGCCGCTATCCCACGCCTTCACGCAGTAGTCCGACAACGCGGAAGCCAGCTCACCCAGATCCCCACACATCGGGTACGGCGGATCCAGGCGAACCCGGTAGCGGGTGACCGGGTTGTCCATCTCCACGACGTGGGTGGCGTCATCGCTGAGCTTGTACATGGTTGCCGGTACGTAGTCTTCAAGGTTCATGTTGGCTCCCTGGTCGGCTTACCCGCCGGTGACGGAGTGTGCCTTTGCGCTGGTCAGCGGGATGCGCCTAATCGTCGATACCGAGTCGCAGAATGTGGTTGATCTCAGTGCGAGTCAGCCGGAACCACTCACCGTGAATACGCCGCGACGCCAGGTCCCGGTGCAGCGAGTGCTCCAGCTCTCGCGTACCAGGAATGGAGCCCACAACGTGCAGCGGGTCAGCACTCCCAATCTGAAGAGACTTACGCCGCACGCTGGGAGACTCCGAGTAGCCCACCTTGTACTTGTTCGTGTTGCCGGACCGGATGATATAGATCCGGCCTTCGCCTGATGCCATGATGGCGGTACACACCTTCCAGAGAGGTCGTGTCACGCCCCGGGACGGTGTCAGCCGTCGCCGGGGTCCTTACTGTTCTTGCCCTACTGGTCTGGGGTGGCCCCGCACTTAGGGCACGCCTTGTGATACTCCGGCAGGAACGCATGCCCGCACCCAGGGCACGTATACGCCCCGTACGCCGCCAGCCAGGAACCCTCCGTCAGGCCGCGCAGCTCCGTCACCGCCCACACCAGCGCGTCCATCCGGTCCGGGGAAACGCCGATGCCGGGGACGAAGCTGCACAGCTGGTCCTCCAGCTCCGGCAAAGTACCCACGTGATGCATCCGGCCCATCTCATACAGGGAAGACACCGGCTCAGCGCGGATCACCTTGCCCCTAGAGGCGTGCACCGTTTTGTACGGGATCTGCGGATCCAACGTCCGCAACGTGTTACCAATGTAGTCGCCGCCGTTATTCACCTCAGCGACAATGCAGTCCGCCTTATGGTTCCGGTACACCCAGATAGCCCGGCGCATCACCTCATTAGGCGTACCCCGGAAGCTGTAGTCACCCAGCACATACCCGTGATCCCCACAGTGGCCCACCACGACGATGCCGGACTCATCAGACTCATCACCAGAGGTGACCGCAGGGTCAATAGCCACCACAACCCTGGTGAGCTCCGGAACCTGCCCCTGACCCACCCGGCACTGGTCAATCACACCCCGGCTCCACAGCGCCCCCTCAATGTCCTCCAGCAGCTCACCCTCAAGCTCCTGACGGCCCAGACGGGAACCCTCATACCGGTGCTTGAGCTCAGCCAGCGCCGTAGCACTCAGGTTCAGTGCGTTCTCCCACGTGGAGCCACGCGTGACATGCACAGAGCCGTCCCGGCGGCCCACCAGGTCCCGGATCAGCTTCGTAGGCCTAGGCGTCGTAGTCACCACAATGCGGGGTTTCTCCCCCTTACGCAGCGCAGGGACAAGACCCTCATGCCACGTAGCCTCATACCGCCAGGAGCCGAGCTCGTCGCAGTTGTGTACTAGTGTCCCATTTGCAACGAATTCGTGGGCGCCCTCAACCTGAAGGTCAAAGACATCAGCCAGCCCAGCGGGCTCGACCCTCACGACGTCCGTACCGGGTACGGCACAGATCCCCGCAGAATCGCTGACGGCCGTCCTTAGGCTCAAACGGGGTTCCGCAGTACTCACACCCAGGGATGCCGAGCCGAGCACGGTTACGGGCCCGTTTGGCGGCGTCTCCGGCCCGCTGGCGGCACTGGCCGCCGCAGTAGACGGTACGGCGGTCCGGGGGGATGAATCCGGTGCCGCACCACTCACACTCCCGCTCAGGCAGCGGGGCGTCTCCGCGTTCCCGGTGATCTGCCCGGAACGCGGCAGCCTTGCACTGCGGGGAGCAGTACATGGCGCGCTGTCCCTTGGACATGAACACGGTGGCGCACACAGTGCAGGTGCGTTCCCGCTCAGGCCGGTCAGCCCAGGAGTCCCGGGCCTTAGCGCTGCGCTGTTCCTGGTACGCAGGGGCGGCGACGCCACGGGGGTGTTCAAGGTTGTGGAGCCGGATGTGGTCAGCGCGGGTGAGCAGCTGCAAGTTGCCCGGATCATTGTTGGTGACGTCGTGATCGACGTGGTGGACAACATGGCCGTCGGGCAGGGGCTGCCCGTGTACGCGTTCCCAGACTGCAACGTGCAGCAGGCAGCCGGTGCGGTCTGCGTAGTGGCCGGTGCCCCGGCCGCGCTGGTACCAGCGCACACCTTCCCACTCGATCCAACGCGGTGGCCCGAAGACGAAGTCCATGCGCTTAGTGTATCTCCATAGCGCAGCGCCCGTGCTTCCACCCACCCGTGTTGTTCCGTCCAGATGCGATGGTTCCCCGTCACCCGCACACTCGTCCCCGCAGAAGTCACCACCCGCAACACCTCAACATCACGTTGAGTCATCTGCGTGGCAGTCACCCGGCGCCAGCCCCTACGCGTCCACACCCAGTCACCGGGACGCACATCCTCAATAGGCACGTCCCCCGCGTCCGTGAGCACTAGCTCCCCGCGCGCCACGCACCAGGCTCCCCAAAGGTTCGCCCCGCGCGCACGTTCCGGCTGGTCAGCGGAGTAACCGTAGATCTTAGAGCCGTTGGCGAGAATGATCTCCAGCTCGTTACGCCGGTAATTGCCCAGCTCACCCTCACCGATAGCAGCGAGGATCCCCGTGGAACCCTCGATACACACCTTGCGGGTATCCCGGAACGTAGGCGCAAACACAGCCCACTCCGAGCCCGGCAAACGCAACGCCTGACGCACCAACCACGTACTGCCGACCAGGGACTTACCGAACCCGCGCCCAGACATCAGCAGCCAGATCACAAACCCGTCATCCACACCCGCACAGCCACACGCGAAACCCTGCGCATCCGGCAGATGATGCCCCGGATGATCCGGCGGCAACTGCTTAGGGCGGAACGTGTCCGGGAACTTAGCCGCCCTAAGCGCCCCAAGCTGCCGTTGCAGACTTACATACTCATCCCGCTGCGCCTGCAACGTAGCCAGCTGCTCCCGCAGCATCATGAGCCTGCTCGGCGGCGATAGCGGCGGTGAGTTCTGCGATGGCGGCGTCAAACGCTCCAACCGTCACCACCTCCGCTTTGATGTCCACCTTCATGGCCGCGTCCAGCCCCAGGAGTTTCGCTTTCCGTTCCTGGATGGCCAGCAGGTCCCGGCGGGCCCGGGAGTTAGGCGCCGTGTCATACACAGGGGTGCCGTCCGGGTTGATAGCGATCTTCCCGGACTGAGTGACGTGCGGGTGCTTGGTCAGCACGTCCCGCCACGCCAGAGCACGCAGAGCTTCCAGCTCCTCAATCTCCCCGGCGATAACCTCATCCATCGTCGCCCGCAGTCGTGCGGCTGCCTGCTGGTAGGCGAGGGACGCGTCTTTGCCTGCGACGGCTTCTGAGATGCCGAGTTCTCTGGCGATGTCTGCGTAGCGGGCGCCTCTGGCTTTCATGGCGACGACGCGGGCGCGTCGGTCTGCGACTTCTGCTTGTTTGGCTATGTTCATGGTGGGTCCTTGAAGGGGTTTGCTTGATGCCGTTGCCCGCTGGTGGGGGAAGGTGACTTCCTGCTGGTCAGCGGGTTTCGTCTCCGGGTTGTTGGTTGGTTTTCAGCATGTACGCGATCAGGCGTAGAGCCTCGTCCGGGGTGAATCCGGCGGTGACGTACTGCCGGTACATCTCGTGTGTCGCGATGGCTGCTTGGAGGAGGGGGTTCATGTCGTTGATGGCGTCTGGTTCGTTCACGGTGGGTCCTCAGGTGGCAGCCGTTTGCGGAGTTTGTTCATGAGCTCGTGGATGTCTTGGTCCGTGGTGATGCGGGCGCCGTGCATGTGGAACAGTGCCTGCGTGTCACGTTCCCGCCGGTGCCTCTGGGTGATCTCACCGAGGAGGGCGAGGATCATCCCGTCATCCCAATCGTCATACCTCGGGTCATCCAACGCGGCGGCGAGGGCTTTGACCGCTTGCCGTAGGGTTTTGTTCACCAACGCCCACTGTCCTCCGATCCGGTAGGTCACTGACCGGCCGTCACCGTCATGTAGGCCAGCGCCAGCCACGCGGCGTCCGCCAGAGCGTTGTGGGTGTCTTTGGGTTTGTTCGGCAACGGTGGGTTACCTGCGCGGCGCCACAGTTGCATGAACTCATTCGTATACATCGGTATCCCCTGCGGCAGATCAACCATGGGGCCGAACAGTTGAGCCATGGCTACGTGGTCATACGCGCCGAAGTACGCCCACAGCTGCGGGTCCGTGCGGGCGAGGATGAACTTGCGGACCTCATCCCGGATCACCGACTTGGGGACCACGAGAGCGAAGTCCGGGTGGGCCGTGTCCCACTCCCAGTACTTGACCGGGGTGTGCGTGCGCCCGGCCCTGTCCATGGTCTGCCGCGTGTGGTCATACGCGACTTTCACCGGGAGGTGCGGTAGGACGTTCTGGCTCAGCCACGGATGCGCCACAACCCGGTCGATGGTGTGGTCGTCAGCGGTGATGTAGTACAACTGGCCGGTGTGCGGCGGCAAGCTGACCATCCCGAACGACACTAACTCGACCGTCACCCCGTCATCGACGAACTCGGTGTCATAGAAGACGTCCGTCATCACTGCCCCGTGTACAGGCGCGGGCCTGTCCGGTTCATCAGGTCTTGGCGCAGCTGGTTCAGTTCACACTCCAGGCGGGCGATCTTCCCCAGCAGCTCCGCCGTCATGGTCTTAGCCACATGCGTCAGGGCCACGTCAGCGGGGAACGGGATCACCACGACCTGCCGCCCTAGCCGCGCGGCCAGTACGTCCTGATACTCCCTCGCGTCGTTCGGGCTGAGGGCTTCACCGGTCGGGCGGATAAACAACACATCATCCGGATCCAGGGTAACTTTCCCGACCACCGACCACTCGGCCGGTAGCTGCTCCAGCTTGTCCAAGCGCGCAGCCAGCGTCCGCAGTACCCGTTCGGCTTCTTCGCTCGTCATTCGTCTTCCCCCGGGAACGGATCGCCCCACTGATCTACAAGATACGTTTGGCCGTGATGGCCGTGGATCGCGAGCACATCCGACAAAGTGCCGTACACGGCGGTTGACGACGTCTTCGTACGCCACCGCAACGCGCACGAGCCGTCCGAAAACCAGATCCCTTCCGCGACCACGCCTGTACCCGACACGCCGGTGGCGTCCTGTTCGCGGTACAGGTAGAAAATCCTGGGTTTACCGGTCATGCACATTACACAACGCGGAACCCGGTGCGGCTTGGCGGGGGCAGCGTCCGTCACCGAACGGTTGCAGACACAAACCCTGGTTGCGGTGCGCTTTCGCCCGGCGGCGTCCGGGGCCGGAAGTGGGGATCAACCGGTCCGCGTTCTGCTGCATCAGCCGCAGCTTGCGGCGCTGATTGCTCAGTCGGGCTTCGGCTTTGAACAGTTCCGCGAGCTTGCGGTCACGACGACGGCGCCCGTCAGGGTAGCGTTTCGGCAGCCAGTCGGCAGGTTCGGTGCTGATCTTCCCGTCCTCAACGGCGGTAACCGTGCGGATCTCGCTGCCGACCTGGATCTGGTCGCCGACGCGGTAACGCCCGTCGCTGTAAATCGTCTCCCCCGTCACCTCCCGGCCTCCTCAAGCCACAACCCAGCCTGCGCCAGCGCATTCAACACCATCTCACGGGCATGCGACTTGCCGAGCTTGAGCGCGGCGGCTTTCGCGTCCGTGATCAGCTCCCGCGCCGACGGCTTAGGACGCGGCAAAGCGTCGGTCGCGATCGACAGGCTCATGCCGGTGAGCGTCTGCGCGTAGAGCGGCATCTGGACGGCGTTACCCGGGGCGCACGGCAGGCCAGCGGCCGGGGTAACGCCGTTGCCGCCGAGGTAGAGGGTCTGGGCGCCGATGTTACGGATCGTAAGCAGCGGATAGTCAACAGGCACGGTGTAGTTCACAGGCCACGTCACAGTGATAGGTCCTTGATATGCGGTGTATGTGTGGGGGTCAGTAAGAGTGATGCGCAGAGGTCCCGGGGGGATAGGCGTCCACGTCACGGGCGCACCCCCGGGCAGATGACGCGGCGGGTCACTTCAGGTCTTTGAGGGCCTGCGCGGCGGCTTCCTCAACGGCCGGAGCGGCCGTCTGTGCGGCTTTCCCGGCGTCCGTGGCCACAGCTGCCGCCTCGTGCTCCACGTCCGCTACAGCCGTCTCTGCGGCGGTTTCTGCGGCCTTCTCTACCGGTGGGGCGTCCTTCTCAAAGATGGCCTCCACCTTGTCCGCGAACTCATGCAGGGCTTCAGCGAGCCGGTGTAGCGCGTTCACCATGGCGGTCCCTTACTCGTTTCTCCGCCTGAGCTTGCGCCGCAACACGGAGCGCGGTGAGATCGTACAAACGCCGCCTCGCATGCCCAGGGTCCCGCTGAGAAGGTACCCGGTAGAGGGAAACCCAGTACCTGATAGTGCCCTCAGCAACCTTGAACATCGTCGCAGCAGCTTTAGCGTCAGCGAACAAGGGGGACCGCCCCCGTTCAAGCCGTTGCGCGGAGGGACGGCGCCTAGTGCGCGCCAATACCGAAAGCATCGTTGGTGATCTTCATCGTGTCAAGTGCGGGCATGCGAAAGCCCCCGAACCCTTCCCGGGCCGGGGGCTTGCCGGTGGCTCCTTAGGCCGTGACCGCCACCACCATCAGCGGGCTCAGGCCATCGTGGCCCTTCAGCGCCAGCGCCTCGGAGGTGTGGAAGGTAACGTAGTGCAGCTTGTTCCAGGAGTTGAAGTAGACGCCTGCGTGGGTGAAGACCTTGACAGACTTGCGGGTCTCGGTGAAGGTCTCGTCCTCGATCGTCACGGTAACGCTGTAGGTGGCCTTCGCGGTGGTCTTGGTGGCGGTCATTTTCAGCTCCTTCGCGGCGCCCGTACTTCGGGCTACATGAGTAGCATAGCATAGGTGTATCACCCCCGGGAAGACCCCGGGGGTGACCAATTCCACCTTTTTCTCTACACCAGGGAGCGGAAGTACTTGAACACCCCCGCCCAGTCCGCACTCTCGATCGTTGAAGTCTTCAGCTCCGACCGGTCCCGCAGCCACTCCCCCGCGCCCTTGCGGAACGCCTCCACGCTTTCTAGCGACAGGTGCTCCCACACCTCACCGTTGCGCCACGACGTCGGACGCTGGTCGGTGGAGTAGAACTTGTGCAGGTTGCGGATCACGCTACGGGTGGAGGCCGCGTTCGGCTTGGGCGCCTGCGCGGCGATCATCTCGCGGCCCAAGGCCGTGACCTCAATCAGCTCGCAGCCGCCCGCGTCACGCACGTCCCAGTTCTGCTTGACGATGCCGCAGTCCCGCAGGTCCAGGATCATCGCCCGGCTCATGACGTGGGAACCGTTGATGTACAGACCGGCCGCCTTGGCGGGTCGGCCGGGTGCGGAGCGCCAGCCGTTGGAGAAGTGGCCGCCGTGGGCGGCGAGGAGAGTGAGGATCTGGGTCTGCTTCCAGGTGAGCTTGGTGATCTGCTTGTTCATTTCGGTCTCCTGTCCGGCGCCTGTCTCTCAGGCCTAGGAGCAATGTAGCATAGCCACGTGGAGGGACGCTACCACCCCCGACAAGCGAAAACGCCCCTCCATGGGCACACACTTGAATCAATCAACCAGAGAACTCGTGTACTCCCGGATATTCGCGCACACAATGTCCGCCGTCACCAACGTCGCCCCCGCCTCCGCGTGATCCGCCGCCATCAACAACACCGCCACCGCCACCGTCAACCCCACCCCCGGCTTCGGCGCCCAAGGCTCCAACCTGCGCGCCCCCGCCCGCAACAGAGCCGGAACCGTCTCCACGCTCACCTCCACCAAGTCAATCCCATACGCCACCCCCTCCATCGCCTCGCGCAGATCCGTCAACTCCTTCGGCGCCCACCCATCAACCGTCAACCGCACCAACAAGTACGCATGCAGCCTCTTCGCGCTCTCCTCCAACGCGTCACGGATCAACGTGATCTGCGCAAAGGTCTCTTCCAGGTTCATTACGCTCCCTTCCGCGCCCGGTCCCTCCGAACTAGGGCCACGACGTCCCCTAGGGTCGCCGCAGCCCTGGCCCGCAGGGCTCACAGGCTCCAGCTGAGCACGTCCGCACGCCCGGTCCCGTACCCGAACTCGATCTTGGTGACCTTCACAGACACATCCAGGTTGAAATACACATCCACCGTCACCGACGCGCCGACCCGGTTGAGGTCCACGGCGGTGTCATCCTCCACCACGTACGGCAGCGGCCGAGTGTCGCTGACGAAGTACTCCACGACCGGCGTGAACTGGAACCCGGTGCTGCCGACCGCGTACACGCTGTTGACCGGGTCAGTCTGGAAGTCGGTGGAAGTCAGGCCGGTGTGGCCGTTGGAGAACGTCAGCGTCGCCTCGTAGTACTTCGTCCCCGGCTTCGGAGCGACGCGGGCAAGCGTGGAAACCTCCGCGACACTGCTGAGGTTCACCAGGACCTGCGAGTACCCGGGAACCGCGCGGTTCAGGCCGACGTCGCCGGTGTGCGCCGGGGCGTTCGCGGGGCCGCACGCGGACAGCGCGCCCGCCAGGGTCAGGCCCAGGGCTGCGGCGGTGAGGGTCTTGACGGTCTTGTTCATGATCTGCTCCTTCGTGTTGTCCGGTCTTTCCGGACTAGCCGGGCCCCACCCCGCAGGGTGGTTCCCAGCTGGCCCGAACAGGTCAGAACGCGTCCAGCAGTGCCCGCAGCTTGGCGACACCCTCGGCCAGTTCATCGCCGTAAGAGTCGTTGTCGATCTTCAGCCCGTCTGCGATGCAGTCGAAGCGCTCCAGGATCTCCAGGGCCTCGCGCCGTGCGATCTCGTTCATGGTGTCCTCCTTGTCGGTGCCCGCCGTTCGGGCTATGTGAGTAACGTAGCATAGCCGATTGGGGATGGCAAACCCCCAGGCCTCAGCCCATCCCCAGCAGCCGCAGCAACTCCCCACCCTCGGCCTGCTCCAACGCGCCAATCCGCTCCGACCGCAGATGATCCAGCACCAGCTCCACCAAGTCATCCCACGGCACCTGCACTGCGATCTCCTCAGGGCCCGTCTGCGACAGGCCGCCATGCTCATCCCGAACGTAGGAAGGCGCAGCCTCCCCGTCGGTCACCGGCATCCTGTCCCCCAGGCCCCGACGGTCAGCCTCCGAGCCTAGGACGCGCGCCGCGAACACCACGTGCCCCCGAGCCCCGCCGCCGTGGTAGAGGTTGCCGAGCTTCGTCCGCGTACTGCGCATGATCAACGCCCCCTGCGCAGCAGCAGGTTGGTGAAGGACGCGATCAGGACAGTGCCGACCGCGACCGCGAACAGCTGCAACGGGCGTTCCGCGAGATCCACGAGCCAGCCGCAGAACGTGTTGAACGCCTCGGTGAGATCGTTGACGGGCATGATGTTCTCCTTCCGGGTGGGGCCGGGAGGTCCAGCCCTATGAGTAGCGTAGCACACTCCCTGGGGTTCGCAACACCACACATACACCTCCATCGAGTACCATCACGAACGTGACCACCAACCGCCTCGCCGCCCTACGCTGCGCGATCGAGATCTGGTCCACCCAGGCCAACGACAGCACATGGCCACCCCCACCAGCAGAAATCCTGCGACTAGCCACCGAGCTAGAACAATGGCTCGACCGCCCGCAGGACCGACTCACCCTCACCGCCAGCAACCTGCGCCCCATCACATAGACGAAAGGCACCGCCATGGCCAACCCCCAGGTCCCCGTCAGCTACGAATTCACCCTCACCGTCAACCCCGTCGACATCGAAGGCAACCCCGTAGCCGACACCATCACCTGGACCAACTCCGACACCACCGGCGCCACCACCGTCACCCCCGGCGCCACCAGCCTCGAAGCCACCATCGCAGTCCCCGTCCTAGCCACCCCCGTCAGCCCGCTGCCGGTAGGCGTCATCATCACCGCGACCGACGCGAACGGCATCACCGGCACCTACGCCTTCGACGTCGTCGCCGACGTCGCCTCCTCCTTCACGCTCGCAGCCACCACCCCCGTGAAGATCCCCGCAGCGTAGACTGGCACACGCCACTACGAACAAAGCAGGGCCCCCACCGTCCGGTGGGGGCCCCTGCTGCGTCCTACCGGCCCTGCCCGTTCTCCCGCGCCCACTTGCGCAGGTCCGCATCCACCTTCTTGGCGGCCTTGGCCTGCGCCTGCGCGTAAATCTCCCGGCTACGGCCGTCCACGTCCGCCGCACCCTCCAGCCGCGCGATGGACCGCGCCAGCCGGATGGACTCCACCGCCCACTTGTCATGGTCCGGGTGCAGCTTGCCGTCCCGGCTGTACCAGTCCATGTCCCAGCAGCGGGACGCCAGCGCGTTACGGGCGCCGCGCTCCGTCTTCGGGGTATCCATGCCGACCTTCAGCGGCTCACCGTCGTCACCCCTGGGGGTCAGCGCGTCCTTCTCCGCCTTCGCCGCATCCTTCGCGGCACGCGCTTCCTGCTTCTGCGCCTCGCTCTTGCGCTCAGCCTCCCGGTAGGCCGGGTCCACCGGCGCCTGCGGGAAGCACACCGTGCACATCAGCGTCGTGTACTTGGCGATCATCTCGGTGACCGTGTTGCCGGACTCATCCGGCAGGAACGAACGCAACGTGTCGTGGCGCAGAGTCGAGCAGCCCTCGAAGTGCACGTGTCCGTCCGGGACCACGATGTACCGGGTCCAGCCGTACGCGGTGTGCAGGCCTTCCAGGGCGGTCAAGGCCTCATCCAGCGCGTAGCCCTTGGCGGTGGCGCGGTCCAGCTTGGCGCCGGTCTGCTCGGTCTTAACCATCGCGGTGCGCAGGCGGCGAACGCGGCCCAGTTCCATGGACAGTTCGACCAGCATGTTGTCGATCGCCTTGGGGTCTACCGTCTTGTTCATCGTGTACTCCTTCCGGGTGCCCGTCGTTCGGGCTACATGAGTACTGTAGCATAGGCACGTGAGGAAGGGAAAGCCCTCGAACCTGACGGATCCGAGGGCCCACCCGCTAGAACGGCCAGGTACCGTTCCGAGCGTCATCCAACAGCGGGATGATCTTGAAGCTGGCGTCCGAGAGCCCACCGAACACATGCCGGTTGTCCTTACCCGACGGTGCCGAACCCATCCGATAACCAGCCAAGTTCCATGTCAACACCGGAACATCCTTCGGCACCGCCGCGTACACGTCATGCGCCCCGTGGTACGCCGCCTGCTCATCCGTCAACACAATCACCCGGTCATGCGCCCGGTAATGCGACGCCACCGCCTGAGCCGTATACGTCCCACCCAACGCGGTGAACTTCTCCACCAGCCGCAGCACCGAGTCCCCCTTACGGAACCCGACCTCCCGCGAGGAGGAGCCGAACTCCACCAGCGTCGCATTCGCCGCCCGCAACGCCAACGCGCTGCCGAACAGCGCCGCAGAATCCGCGCGGTTCAGCTGCGTCTTCTCCGACAGCCCACTGAACATAGACCCGGACCGGTCCACCAGGATCAACGTCCGGCCCGCAAGCTCCGGAACGTTCGCCAGCGACCTGTTCAGCGCCTGCTCCAACGGCCACGCCCACCGCAACCCAGCGTTCTTATACGCCGCCAGGAACCGGAACGGGAACTGCCGGGACGCCTTGATCTCCTCCGGATCCACCAGCTTACGGATCACCGCGTCAGCAGCGCCATGTACCCCATGGAAGGGATCATCTTCTCCCACGCCTGGGCGTCCATCTTGCCCTGCTTCCACCCAGCGGTAGCCTCCCACGTCATCCCGGCCGCGCGCAGCTTCTCCGCACCGTCCTCAGACGCCATCAGAGCGTCCTTGCCCGCCTGGTCCAGGCTGGTGAGCTCCTTGCGCGCGGTAACCGTCTTCAACCGCGCGGACGCCGGGTCCTCCAGATCCTCACGCCCGTGACGCCGGTCAATAGCGTGCTCAAACAGATCCCCCTGCCACGGCTTGTCCGCATCCGGCGCCGGGTGCACCAGCTCAATCACGTCGCCGATGCGCACGGCGTCACCCTGCGAGTCATACTTCAGCAGGCTCCGCTCGTTCAGCAACCGGCGTACCGCGTCACCCACACCACGCTTCACCGGCTTCGGCAGCGCCTTGCCGTACTTACTGATCCAGTACGCCACCAGCTCCGCAGGCTCATCCGCCCGCTGGCACGCCACATCACACACCTTGCGAGACGGCCCGGTGTCCATCCCCGGGGTCTCCGGGACCTTCGCATCCAGGCGTGCCTTGACGAACTCCGCAGCAGCCACCAGGGAAGCCGAACGCATGTTCGCCTCCGCCCGCAGCCACGGAATCATCCGCATCACCCAGTCCGGGTCCTCCAGCGCGACCTGACGCACCAGCGCCTCAAACCGGCCGTCCCGATCCGACGCCGACTCATGGAAGGTGCTCTCGCCCACCATGTTGGTCACCGCAAGCAGAAACAGCTCACTCTTAGCGTCCCGGGCGAAACCCGGTGCCCCCAGCGCGGTACGGCCCGTGGCGGTGGTCTCCGTCTTCACCGGAGACGTCACCTGCGGCGTGACGGTACTGCGGTTGAACTTACTCATCCTCTTTCTCCCCTCGTGAGGGAAGGGCACGGCGCAGGGATGGTGCCCGAGATCAAACCGGTGATCGCTTTAGCGCTCTGCCGCTGAGCTACGTGGGACGAGGCCCCACGATGGGATTCGAACCCATGACCTCTTCATTAGCAGTGAAGTAAGCGAATCACAACGCGCACCGGGCACCACCCCGACGCTAACCCTCCCGAGATCAAAACGGCTCCGGGGTTGTCTGCCCCACAAGGGAGCTGACCAGGAATCGAACCTGGGTAACCGAAGTACCCCGGAAAAACCACGCACCGGGAGGTGCTTAAAGCTTGGGGGGCGCCTGAGATCAAAGTGGACTCGGGGTAGTGAACTCTAACGCCCTACCAGCTGGGCTATACGTCCCGGAGGACATAACAGGATTTGAACCTGCGACCTTTAGAAGGACCCGATTCCGGCACACCAGGCACCGCTGTCAAACTGAAGTCCCGCCAGAGATCAAATTGGAGAGCGTAACCGTATGTCCTAGGCCGCTGGACGACACCAACCTTACGGCTGGCGGCGGGATTCGAACCCGCGTTCCACCTGTTCAAAGAGGAAGGAGCGCTTTCCGGCGCACCTGGCGAGATGAGCAGGTCTGACCAGAGGTCAGGGCGGAGAAAGCAACGTTGATGTGTTATCCAATTACACCACCCCTGCATGGGTGCAGGGGGCGGGGCTCGAACCCGCATCACCGGTTCCGTAGACCGAAGGAGCTTTTTCCTACGCACCTGGTCAGACCTACTATGCAGTTGTCAAAGATCGGCCAGCCAGAGATCAAGAACGGGCCTACGGCGTAGTTTCACCAAAAGAAGTAGCCGTCACGCCCTCACGCACCTGGCTGGCGCACGTTGGTGAGCTGGGGTGCGGGTGACTCGGGGGTTCAACCCGCCCCCCTGCTCTGTAAGTAGCGTAGCACGTTGTCGGGGGTTGGGGTAACCCAATTAGGGGCTGTCCTCCAGGGTGTCCAGGAACTCTTCCCACGTCTGGAACACCCGCACCTGCGGCAGCCGGTGGAAGATCCCTTCGATCTCACCGACGATGATCAGTGACTTGCCCCAGGCTAGGCCTAGCCCGAACTCCACGTGCCGTCCGCCGAGGCCGCCGGGGACGGCTGGGGTAACGGAGACCAGGGTGTCGCAGGCAGCGATGTCCTCCAAGCAGATCGCGGCCTGGTTGGCCAGGGTCTCGACGGGGTAGGCGGTTTCGTCTCCGTTCAGGTTGATCCAGCTGGAGGTGATTTCGTGGCCGAGGTCGGTCAGGGTCTCGGCATAGTCGCGCATGAGTGCGGCGTCGGTGAATTTGGTCGCTAGGTAAAT